TATTGACAATCTGATCTTCGTCAATGAACGAAAGATTCTGTTACAGATTCCAGAAGGAAAAGAAATGGGAAACTGCCAGAGACCATTAAGAGCGCAGACACCACAAGGAGAAAGAGTTGCACTTGCAAATAGTGATAGCTGTCCAGAAGGTACAGTTATTGAATTTACAGTAATGTCAATGGTTGACGATCTCATGGATAACGTGGAAATGTGGCTTGATTACGGAAAATTAAACGGAATTGGTCAGTGGCACAATAGCGGAAAAGGTCGCTTTGTGTGGGAGAAGCTTGACAAAAAAGGAAAAGTGATTGGCGGTAACAAGGAAGATTAATTGATGTATTGAAAATTAGTTGAAGTATTAATTGATATATTAGTTGATGTATATGAAAAGGAGAAACAAAATGATTAAATCAGAAGATATGGTAGTTGAAGTTGCAGGACCTAAAAATAAGGTTGCAGTAGACTTTTTGTTAATTTTAAATTCTTTTTTTATTACCGATGTATTTAGTAAAAAAGAAATTTTAGATATTTTAGAAAGTGCTGAAAAACTTAAAAGAGACAAGGAACACACAAAAGAAGCTATAGATGTGATTAATGAATTACTTAGAAAATTAGAAAGCAACAATTAAATTTTACATAGAAAGGTTGGTAAAAATGGCAACAAAAACAGAAATTCAGGAACAGGGAAAAACTCAGGCAGCGGCAGTTATTAACAATGCGTTCATTGATGGGTTAACAACACAACTTAATGAAAAGTGTAAATATGGAATGTCTTTTCCAAAAGACTACAATTTAGCAAATGCACTGACAGGGGCATATCTGGTATTAAAAGAAACTACAGACAGAAATAATAAGCCAATTTTAGAATCTTGCACACAGGCAAGTGTCGCAAACTCCTTAATGGATATGGCAACTCTTGGTTTATCTGTACAGAAGAAACAGGGATACTTTATTGCTTATGGTAAGAAATGTTTATTCCAGAGATCATATTTTGGAAACGTGACAATTGCAAGAAGATATGGACTAGAAAAAATCAGTTCAGAAGTCATTTACGAAGGAGATCATTTCGAGTACGCAATTGTAGATGGAGAAAAAGTTCTCAAAGAACATACTCAGGACTTTAACAACATTAACAACGACAAGATTGTTGGTGCTTACGCAGTTCTTACGATGAATGACGGACAAAAAATCTTAGAAGTAATGAACATTAACCAGATTAAGCAGGCTTGGAAACAGGGATATGGATATCAAGAAGGTAAAGGAGTTCATGCTAAGTTTACAGACCAGATGGCCAAGAAAACAGTCATGAATCGTGCATTAAAGCAGATCATCAATACTCATGGAGATGCATTCGTTCAGGAAGCAGATGAAAGAACAGAGGAAATTCCAGAAGAATCTGTAATTGAAGCTGACGTAAGAGAAGATGTAGAGACAGGTTCTAATCAGGAAGAGTTTATTGTTGATGATGTTCAGGATACAGAAGAAGCTGTAGAAGAAGTCAAAAGTGCAGATGATATTGCAGAAGAAGTAACAGAAGCTGATCTGCCGGACTTTATGGTTCAGGAAGATGAATAAAATATTATTCTTCTGGTAGCAGTAAGTTTGATAATAGGAAGGTGGTGAAAAGCAGTGCATCCTAACCGATTTTTTGATGAATGTGGCATTAGGACAGGGATTGATACAATTGAAATTTTTGATGAAGAATTTATAAAACAATACAAAGAATTTATAAAGGAGAATAACAAACATGGTAATTAACGGTAAAAAATTTGAAGAAGTAAATATTACAAAAGATGGAGAGCTGATTGTATCTATCGCAGATGGAGAACATGGAATCGTGCATAAAGATGATTACACAGTACAGCTCGTTGTAGAAGAAATTGGCATGACGTTTTCAGAAGCATTTAAAGCAATGAAAGCAGGAGCAAAAGTCAAACTTCCATCTTGGGGCGGATATTGGTTCTGGGATGCAGAAAAGCAATCAATTATGATGCAGTGCAGACCAAAAGATACTGACAAAGGACAGGGAGATTTACTTGATATTAGAGAGACGCAGAGGGTTGAATATACACTTTCTAACATTTTGTCTGATGAATGGCTAATCGCAGATGAAACGAATTGCCCAGTTTTAGGCGGAGAAGCTACATTTGGATTCGGAGATGCTATCAAGTACGTGAAACGTGGACTTAAAGTCAAAAGAAAAGGATGGAACGGAAAGAATCAGTATATCCAGTTAGCAACAGGAATTTCATATAAGACAGCAGACAAAACAATTGTTAATTGCGATCATGAAGCCATCGGAAATAAAGCAGTGGCATTTGTGGGAACATCTGGTGTACAGATGGGGTGGTTAGCATCACAGGCTGATATGTTAGCAGAAGATTGGATGTTTGTAGATTAGGAGTTGATATATGAGTAAATATGTAAAGAAACCTGTTGTGGTAGAAGCTGTTAAATGGAATGGAAATAACATCGAAGAAGTAAAAGCATTTATGAAAGAACAACTTGATAAATTGCATTTTGAAAGCATGGATGCAAGTAATTTAGAAGAAGGGAAACTTCCAATGGTTGACTTTCTTGCGATTCAAACTCTTGAAGGTGTTATGACTGTATCAGACGGAGACTACATAATTAAGGGTGTTAATGGTGAGTTCTATCCATGTAAACCTGATATTTTCAAAAAACATATGAACCATATAACGAATAAAGGAGAAGAAAATGGAAAGCAGAGAATTTTTAGCAGTATGCAAAGCCAAGATTGCAGATTATGTGAATGATCATATTGATAAGACAGATCAGAAACGTCTTACGATCAACGACGTATACGTTGTCTGGTATGCTAAGACATTGCAGAATCATAAAGCACTATTAAGTACGACATTACTTGATGGTATGTACTATGAAATGACATTCAACGGAGACGAGAAAGAGTTGTACATGGATGCTTACAAAAAGTGGGAAAACATCAAATTTGATATGTAGAGGTGGATAAAATGGTTGGTACTCTTGAAGAAATGAAAGACGATTTAGCAACAGTAACAGATTACACAAAAAACGGAGAGTGTTCGCAGTGCGGTAAGTGCTGCGCCAACCTTCTTCCGTTATCACTTGGAGAAGTTAACAGGATCAAAAGATATGTGAAAGAACACAATATCAAAGAAAATGTGCATAAACCACCAATCGTAGGTAAATTTGTTGATATGACATGTCCGTTTAGAGACGATGTCAGAAAAATTTGTACAATTTACGAAGTCAGACCGATGATCTGTAAAGATTTTAGATGCGACAAGGCAGCAAAGGATATTCAGGCTTCTAAGAGATTGTATCACGCAAGGAGAAATCCAGTGAACTTAAGAAAGGAAATATTCAGAAATGTCAATGTGGCTAAAAGTAATTAACACAGGAAGTCAGTATGGCAATTGCTATGCATTAATGAGTGGAGATGGAGAAATCTTATTGCTTGACTGCGGATGTAAATATAGAGAAATCCTGAGAGGAATTGACTACAGAATAGCAGACGTAGCAGGGTGTTTATTGACTCATATCCACGAAGATCATGCGAAATCATATAAAAATCTTACTAAGAATGGAATAGAAATATATAGCAATAATGAGACAGTAGAACATTTTGGAGCATATGATCCAATAGAATATTTTGATCTTGGAATTGGTGGAATGATAGGAAAAAAAGAAAGAAAGCCGTTTGAGTGCGGAAGTTTTAATGTGATTCCGTTCTATCTGCCACACACAACAAAAGACAAAGATACTGGGGAAATCATACCGTGTCCAAACTTTGGATATTTTATACAACACAAGGACATGGGAAGTCTGGTATACATGACGGATTTTGAATACCCTACACTATCTTTTAGATCGGCGAGAATCAATCATCTTCTGTGTGAAGTTAATTACTGTGAAGAATTTGTTGATAAATCGGCAGCAAACTTTGAACATCGACTCAAAGGACATTTATCTTTTGAGACATTCAAAGAAAAGGTTTTGAAACAGAATATGACAGATGCATTAAAAACAGTAACTATTTGTCACTTAAGTGATGCAGCAGCCGATGAACAAATGATTCTAAATCAAACAAAAGAGATCACAGGAAATGACATTGAAGTTAATATTGCTAAAGGGTCATTATGCGTGAATCTAAACTACATACCGTTTTGATCAGTGTTGGGAAAGAAAAGACAGGATATGAAACGGAATAGCGAGGAAAGGTTTTGCTTGGAAAGGGAAAGGCGAGGAGAAGCTAAGAGTAGCTGCGCTGCGGAAAAGCAGAGATGTGCTTTGAGGCGTGATGAAAAGGAAAGGTATAGAGCAGTTATGGAATAGCAATGCGTGGATAAGTCTTGTGGTGCAATGAGAAGAATAGAGTTGATATGGAATTGCATAGAGTAGAATAGTTCAGAGAAAGGAAATAATATGTTTTGGTTAGTTTGGTTAGGAATTGGATTGTATGGAATGATTCCTATAGTGATTTTTGTTTTAACACTTAAGATTTATATTAAAAATGTTGAGACAGAAAAAAGAATTAAAAAGATAATGAATGGAATCTGTATTTTATCTAATAAAAAGTGGTGATGCATCACAGTATCACAAAAGATTCGATGATGAATGATGGTAAAATATAGGTAGAAAGGACGAATGATACATGATTATTGGAGTAGACAAAGCGCAAAAAGCAGGAAAACATAATCTTAAACACAACATGTTAAAGGATCGCGGTCATAAGCTTGTTGATATTCCATGTCCAGTAGGAGATTACATAGAGATAACACCAGAAATTCAGGAAATTATCGAAAGACGTGGGGACAAGCTAAAAAAAATGGACTTGATCGGCTGCATTGATAAATCTGTTGATACAAAAAAAGATTGTCAAGAATTGTACCAGTGTTTAGTGAAGTCACATAAGAGATTTTCAGATTCTTGCTTTTTGGCAAGTAATAATGGTATTAAGCTGTATATTCTCGTTGAGAATAAAGACGGTGTTACTAGTATTGATACGTTTGGAAGATGGAAGAATGAGAGCTGTTGGAAACGTTATTTCGTAAACAAGAGACGTTGCGAGAATAAAGGAGAAAAGCCACCAAAGGAACCATGCAAGCCGTCTCAATTAAAGCAGATCATGAATACAATGAATAAAAAATATGGAGTAGAGTTTTTGTTTTGCAGGCCAGAAAAGGCAGCAGAAAAAATCGAAGAACTACTTTCTGAATAGCATTTCTACAAATGATACACGGGCACGTCAGCCCACCTAAAATCAAATGAAAATTAAATAGAGGTAATCTTATGTCTGATAAAAAATATTATTATCTGAGATTGAAAGATTTTTTAGACACAGAAGAATTTAAAATCTTAGAATCTCAGGAAGACGGATATTTGTATTCTAATATTCTTATGAAAATGTATCTTATCAGCTTAAAGAAGAGTGAAAGATTGGCATTAAATGGCATGATTCCATACAATGTAGACATGATTGTGACTTTAACAGGGCATTGTGTTGAAGTGGTAAAAGAAGCATTGAAACATCTTGTGAAGTTAGGGCTGATTGAAATGTTAAGCGCAGGAGCTGTCTATATGATGGATGTTCAAAACTATGTGTGTCAATCATCAAATACGGAATACAAATCAAAAGAAGAAAAAGCAGATGTTGAAGAATATAAGCCAAAGAAAGAAACGGCAAGAGAACGAATTGATTACGCAAGAATCGTTGATAAATACAATGAAATTTGCAAATCGTATTCAAGGGTTACTAGATTGTCCAAGAGAAGAAAAGACACGATCAGAGCAAGATTTAACGCCGGTTATACATATGAAGATTTTGAAAAGGCGTTTGAACTGGTGGAAGAATCTGATTTTCTTAAGGGGAAAAACAATAGAAATTGGTGTGCAAACTTTGATTGGATATGTAATGACACAAATTTAGCAAAAATCTTAGACGGAAACTATACAAACAGGAAGGGTGATAAATATGGAAGGAATGGAGAAGATCATAGAAAATCTTCATTCGCTGAAAAAGCAATCGAACTTGGGGCAGCCGACACAGATTTCAAAGGATTCTGATGTATGTCCGCTATGCAACGGTACTGGTTGGATTCCTGTTGAAAAAGACGGAGAAACAGTGTTTAGAGAGTGCAAATGCAGGCAAGAACAGATTAATCACAATAGATTGAAATTTGCAAATGTACCTGAACCATTTAGAAACTTAAAATTAGCTGATTTTAATATTGCTTGTTATAAGGAAGAAAAAAATAAGAAATTGGTCAGGATTGCTTGTAAGATTATCAAAAATTACATTGATAACTTCCAGACGTTTCAAGGAAAGGGAGTTGGATTATACATCTACTCAAAAACAAAAGGTTCTGGAAAAACAAGAATGGCTGCAAGCATGGCAAATCAGTTTTTGACTGATGGTCACAGAGTAAAATTTGCAACTTCAAGTGAAATCATAGAACAGATCAAAAAAACATGGGACCAAGACAGCAAAATAAGTGAAAGAGATTTATTGGCTGATCTGAAAGATGTAGAAATTCTGATCATAGATGATTTCGGAGCAGAAAAAAACAGCACTTGGATTAATGATAAATTTTACCAGATCGTTAATTACAGATACATAAACAAACTGGTAACGATTTATACAAGCAATTATACAGAGGATGAAGTTCAGTACAATGAACGAATTTCAAGTCGGATAAAAGAATGTTCGTATAGTGTGCAGTTTCCTGAGGAAAGTGTCAGGGACCATATATACGAACAGAGAAACAATGAGATGATCAAAAAAATATTGGAAGGTGAGGTGTAAAAGTGGGGAAAAGGTTTACAAACGAGCAACGCCAAGAAGCTGTGAACAAATTTTCTAGCGGAGAATTAACTTTAAAAGAGACTGCTAAAAAATACGGCGTAACAGAAACGACAATCCTTAACTGGAAAAAGAAACTTCCAGTAAGAAACAGGATTTCAAGGTTTGATGTTTCTGACAAGGTTGAAATCATCACATACAGAATGTCAGGACATACGCTTGCAGAAACATCAGCGAAATACAATGTATCAGAATGTAGCATCAGGTTATTTGAAAAAGAATATGGTGTATCCGAGTCAGCTAAAGATGCAAGGAAAAATATGAGAGCAAAAAAGGAATTAGCTGATATGTCAGCAAGGAAAGCTAGGAAGAAACAAAAAAGAACAGTATGGATCAGATGTACAGCTTCTTCCGGATACTGGAAAACAAAATACATTTAAAAAGAATCGTCAGACAGTTTGCAGCTGCACCTATAAAAATAAATATAAGAAACCTAAAAATCAAAGATTGTTGTTAAGTAAATAAATAAAAGTCGTAGTTCATAAATAGGTGCAGCTTCAAGCTGTTTGACGTAGAAATAATTTTAAGAAGGAGATAATAAAATGGCAAAATTTAATATTGAAGTAGAACTTGATTGGATGGAAGAGGATTCCTATTCAATTGACGAAGAATTAAAAGAGAAAATTGTTGGAGGTGTGGAAGATGCCCTTTTACAGAAAGCAACGCATGAAGCATTGAAAATGGTTGATGCAAAGATTGCAGAGAAAGTTAAAGAATCAGAAGAGACAATCAATAAAGCAATCAATAAATTTATCGAAAATGTATGCTCTGAAAAGATTAATAATATTCAGATTCCTGAAAAATCAAGTGATTGGAGTGATAAAATCACATATTATTCATTATCTGAATATGTAGGAATGCAATTTGAAAGTTTCATTACACAGAAAAGATATGATAAAGATGGAAATTATCAAGACTGGGGAAGTAATCGGTATTCAGCAGCAGATCTACTTACAACAAAATATCTAAAAAGAGAGTTTGATGACAAGATCAGTGACATGATTCAGAGAGCAAAACACGAAGTAGAAGTTGATATTGTTAAATCATTAGAACAGAAACTAAAAGAGAATCTTGCAAAAGACACTATTGAAAAGATGAATATTCCAGAGGTTTTGAAAAAGTTACAGTCAGATAATATAGGAACGATTGAAGAAAAGGAGCGATAGATGGGTGCTATTTTGACGCACGAAGAAGTTGAGAAGCTTGAATTAGCTAAAGGATATTCTTGGAGAATAGAGAGTGTGTGGCCTGATCTAGTCGCTATTAAAAATGACAATGGAAATCTTATTTTTTTTGATATAGACAAAAATGAAATTCGAAGCGAACTTATAAAAGCAAGAATGAGTTTTGACCAGTCGGTGGCTATAGCTCACATTATTGTCAGAGAAAACAAAACGAAGTAGAAGAAAAGGAGATCAAAGAAATGAAAAAATTTGAATTAACAACAGAATTTATTACTAATTTTTTAGGGATTAAGCTATTTAGAATTAAAGCCCTTGTAAAGTTTGGAGACGTAAAAAAAGGAGAGTTAGGTGGTTTTGTAGAGAAAGAAGAAAATCTAGAACATTACGGAAATGCATGGGTGTCTGGAGATGCACAGGTATATGGAGATGCAAAGGTATATGGAGATGCAAAGGTGTCTGGAAATGCAATTGTGTCTGGAGATGCAAAGGTGTCTGGAAATGCAAAGGTGTTTGGATATGCAATTGTGAACGAAAATGCAAGGGTGCACGAAAATGCAAGGGTGCACGAATATGCAAAGGTGTCTGGAAATGCAATTGTGTCTGGAAATGCAATTGTGTCTGGAGATGCAATTGTGTCTGGAGATGCAATTGTGTCTGGAGATCAGATGTACGCAACAGTAAAAGGTTTCGGCAGTAATTACAGAGACACAACATTTTTTGTTACTAAAGACGGAAACGTTTGTGTAAACTGTGGATGCTTTAGCGGTACATTAGAACAATTCAGAAAAAAAGTGAAAGAAACACATAAGGATACTGAATACGCAAAGGAATATTTAGCAATTGCAGACCTTATGGAAATGCATTTCAAAGAAGAATTAGAAAAGATTAAGAAGTAGTAACTAAATGAATACTTTTCTGGTTTGATTCTCTACCCAAAGCAACAATTAATCCATATGTTTTTGAATTTGCATACTATTTTTCATTCACATTTGGGTAGGGAGTCAAGCCAGAAAAGGCTTGTTGCATCGGGATTATATACCACGACAAAGTAGCAGTAAACATATTTTTTTAATCATGCATCCTGAGCAACGCATAAGAAACAAATTAATTTCCGATTATTTAACGCCCGGCTTTATGTCGGGCAGAAAGGAGACTATTAAATGAAATTTAAATTTAAGAAAGAATTAGATTATGTCGTTGGGCATTTAAGATATGGACGTATTGATTATTCTTATTTTCAGGCGATTATAAAACATATTGAATTATCAAAACAAAATTGTTAATGGGGGTATTCACTAATGAAAATTTATAACATAATCACAGAACAAGTCGTAAATTCAGAAAAAATAGAAGAACTAGATGATCGTTTTGAACTAACAGATGTTAGATCGTACGAAAAAACAATCAAATGTTATTTTAAGCCGACTTGGAGAGAAGCTGATAGCAAAGAAAAGCTTTTGAAAAATATCGCAGAGTGTCTCAACAACATTACAGTAAACAATGTTTTGAGAGTTGATAAAATTGCGCATACAAGCGAAAATTACCTTCTATTTGGAATCAAATTAGAACATTTTGAAAACAGAATGGTTTTAAGATACAGCAAGTTAACTAATAAAATATTAATTGATGGATGGTGCATAAAAGATAATGACCTTGAAGCAGCATTAAAAAGATATTTGGCACATGAGGAGTAGACATGAATCATAAACAATATGTCCCAAAGGCCATAGCTGTATGTCCTAAGTGCAAAAGCAAATTAGCATTGTTTCATATTATAGAGCGAAGAGATACAGACTTTTACTTGAAAGATAGAATAACATATTATTGCGGAATTTGCGAAAATCAACTTAAACCTGAAGATTTTTTGAAAATAGAAGAAGAGAAAGTGGAAGTGAGTAAAATGGGAATTAAAAATCTAACTGAAGCAGAAGAAAAAGAGTTTTACAGACTTATTGGGAAGATGAATGGAGAAGAACCAGATAAGAAACAGAATGTAAAGGTAAAGAAACCAGAGTATTGGGATACGGTTTATTACATTGATTATATTGGAAGAATCAGAAAAAGGACATGGATTAACGATGAATACGCTCTTGATATGTGGGAATTAGGAAACATCTTTTTCACAAAAAAAGAAGCGGAATTTGCAAGAGAGAAAAGAAAAGTAGAAGTTGAACTTGAACGGTATGCAAAGGAACACAATGGCCCAATACTCGAAGATAATTATTGTATTTTGTATGATGAAGACAATGTAGAACTTGATTATGACGCATGGGCTTGCGGCAAAGCACAGGGAATGGTCGTGTTCAAATCAAAACAACTTGTATTTGATGCAATCGAAGCAGTAGGCAAAGAAAGAATACTCAAGTACATCTTTGGGGTAGAAAGTGAGGGAGAGAAATGAATTTTACAAAAGCGTTCGCAGTATTTATGCAAATTGATTCAAAGGAGTTTACGGAAGATGAAAAATATGAAGCAATACAGCAGGTGTTAGATGCAGCGACAATAAACAGTATCACAAAAAAGCAGGTGTTAAATGTAGTGTCATGGTTGTTCAATAAGCAACAAAAATATAGATGGCACGACTTAAGAGATAATCCGAATGACCTGCCAGAAGATAATAAACAAGTTTTAGTTTCTATAAAAGATGGGTGCATTCACAGAACATGGCATGACTCTCACGGATGGAGAAACCGTAACAGTAAAATTAGATATTATAGCGATAAAAGTGTTTTGGCATGGCGAGAGATTGAAGAATTTGAAAGCGAGGAAGAAAATGAAGATTAATGCAAAACAACCAAGTATTAAAACATACACATTAAGTCACTTCAAAATTGGAGAGGTGTGTATGGGTGTGAGAGATGAACATTATTATCTTGTAGTTAAATCAGAAAAAGAAAAGAAACAAATCGTGGATTTAACAGAAAACGAGATTATAAGAGATGCAGGATACATGAGATTTATACCTGCGATAGCAGAACTTAATATCAAGGATGTGGGGTAAAAGAAAAATGCCAGTAGCAAGATGTAAATGTTGCAATAGCTTGTTATTCAATGAAGATGTTGGAAGAGAGTATATACAAATAAATTCCGACATGAAAATACAAAGCAAATTCATTTGCCTTAAATGTGAAATGGAGTTAAGAAAAGAAGATTTCTTTGAGCCGTACAGAATGATGAAGTAAAGGAGTATTAATGGACTTAGAACAAAAAGCAATAGAAAGAATCAAAACAGCATCAGAAATGAGTCTTGAGTATTACAAACAACCACTTATCTGTACATACAGTGGTGGCAAGGATTCAGATGTATTATTAGAGCTATTCAAACGTTCTGGAGTTCCTTTTGAAGTACAGCACAGTCACACCACAGCGGATGCACCACAAACAGTGTGGCACGTTCGTGACAATTTCAAGAAATTGGAAGAGGGGGGGATAAAGTGCAGTATTAACTATCCAAGGAAGCCAGACGGAACCAGAATTACAATGTGGAATCTCATTCCTAAGAAACTTATGCCACCTACACGGTTAGTAAGATATTGTTGTCAAGAACTTAAGGAAAACAATGCCAATGGAAGATATATTGCAACAGGTGTTAGATGGGACGAAAGCACAAAACGAAAAAATATGTGGGATGAGTTCGAAAGAATCGGAAGTAGTAAAAAGACAGCAGAAAAATTCAATACAGTAATGCTTAGCAATGATAATGATTCCAAAAGAAGAATCACGGAATTGTGCATGCAGAAAGCAAAAATGACCGTAAATCCTATTGTGGACTGGAAAGAGAAAGATATATGGAATTACATAGATCAAGAACATATATGCACTAATGAACTGTATCAATGTGGATATAAAAGAGTTGGATGCATCGGTTGCCCAATGGCAGGCAGAAAAGGAAGATTAAAGGAATTTTACGATTTTCCAACATTCAAACTAAATTATATCAGAGCATTTGACAGGATGTTAGAAGCAAGAAAAGCAAAGAATCTTCCTACACAGTGGGAATCTGGAGAAGAAGTATTCCTGTGGTGGATAGAAGATAAAAATGTTGCAGGGCAAAGAGAATTTAAGGTAGCAGAAAACGGACAACTTATGTGGTAAAGGAGTGATAACATGAGTTACGTATGGTCAACAGAAAAATACAGTAACTACAGTGAAGATTTTGAAACAATAGAAGAATGCATCAAAGAAGCTAAAAACACAGGATGCAAAGCAGGTACCGTTATTTGGATTGGAAAAACAGAAGAAGCATATATAAGACAGGTAGACCTAACAAGTATACTCGAAGATTTACATAATGCTGTATACGATGATATTGGAGAGGTTGCAGAAGCTTGGTATATAGAAGATATAGATAACCAAGAATCATATGAAAAATGTGAAGAAGCAATAAATGATCTTGTCGTTAAGTTTATCGAAGAAAACGGAATGAAGCCGACTTTTGGAAAGGTTACAGATATAGAGCCGTATGTTATCAAGTAGGAGGGAAGAACATGGACGTTATCAAACAAATAGATTACATGATCGCTTGCCTAGAGATGGCAAAAGAAGAATATCAGTATGAGAAAAGTTATGAAACAAAGATAAAAGCAAGAGAGGACAACGACTGGAACTGGTACGACAGAAACAGGACACCGAAAAAGACGCTAATTAAAGAGAATCTTAGAAATGTTGGTAGAACAGGATTCAAGCTTGCGAAAGATTTAGAGGTGGGAGAATGAAAATATATTCAAATCGAGCTGATAAAAATGTGGACTGTATCAGAACAAGCATGAGAACAGAAAAACACAATAGTTTGCACGTAACATTAAATTTTAGGAGAACTGTTGGAGGACCAGTTACCATGGAAGAAGAAACAGGCAGTGAAGTGATAATAAATTTTACGGATACCTGCGAACTTGAAAATTTCATCATGGCACTGACACAACTAAAGGAAATGACAAAGGGTTACTATGGAAAATGGGAGATTGAAAAAGGTAAAGGAGAACGACTATGACAATAGTACAGCAGGTAGCACACGACTTTTTAAAAAGCATAGAAAAGATGATTACGGCAAATAAACTAGATGTTGGAGTATTGGATACGAAAATTTCTTATCAATCTTGCGAAGAAGCAATGATGAGTGTGACTGATACAAAAACAGGTTCTATTATTGCAACAATGAGATTAAATTTAAATGCCAACAAACTAAAAAGAGAAATGCAGGAAAAAGAATTAGAAAATTATTGCCGTAAAAGAGTGTGCCCTATTTGCATTTTTAAAGGGCAACAACCGTGCATAACGAGAAAGATTAGTTATGGAACAGCTACTTGTAAAGAGATAGAGGAAAGCTATAGAAAGATGGTGGAGAATAAAAAATGACAAGAGAAGATATAATCACTAATTTAAAATATTGGTGTAACAATATTGATAAACCATGTGAAGAATGCAAAATGCATGATATATGTGTTGTTCGTGATCACGTGCAGACATTTGATTCTATGGACGATAAAAAGTTACAAGAATATTATGAATTGATGTATGGAAGTGAAGTGAAGGTAGAGAAAACGGAGCCGGTAAAAGTTTTAGAGCAGATAACAAAAATAACTTATCCAGAAAAAATGAAAGACGTGTTACCAATGAAAGAATTTGTAAAAAACTTTTTGGAAAAAGGATACAAAGTTGAAATACTAACACACTCAGTTAGTAATGATTTAGATGTGGTTGTTTATAAAGAAGTGGAGATGAAAGAATGATACTAAAAATCTTACTTGTTATCATAGGTGTTTTCTTAGGACTGGTAGGCAGTGGCTTCTGCCAGTCCGCTAAAGCAAGAGATACGATCACAATGACGTTAGAAGATTATGAACACATGGGAGAGATATTACACAGTCTGCCGATAAGAGAACGGCACAAAAGCCTTAAAGGAAAAGACGTGGCGTTATACAGATGTCCTAAATGTAAAAGCTATGTAGCGGAATGGACAGAAGTTTGTGAGTGTGGGAATAAATTAGACTGGGGAGAAAGTGAGGACTTACATGTTAATAAGAATTAGTGAGACAATGGCTATAAATACACAACAGGTTATTAGAATCTATGTCAAAAAAGTATTTGACGGATACGAAGTTATAGGAGAAACACTAGATCATCTATATACTATTAAAAAATGTACAACAAGAGCAAAAGCAGGAGAGACACTGGAAAAAATACTCAGTCAGTACGACAGAGGACAAAGGGTTATCGAATTATAAAGGAGCGTTATAAATGTTGGTACTTACACAAAGTCAACGAATGGTTATAAATGTTGAGTATGTAGATTGTATGTTTATTAAAAAAGAAATAATAAAGAAGCAGGAAAAATACGGTTTATATTGCGTTATGGCATTCGATCAAGAGAAAGTTGCCATTGCATATTATGAAACAGAGAAAGAAGCAATGGAAGAACTCAAATTGATGTTGAATTGTTGGAAACACAAGCAAGATATATATTTTATCAGACAAGAAAAGGCGGTGTTATAATGGGAAGCAATTTCTTCAACAACAGACAGTTACCTGCACAACAACGTAGGGTTAAGAATCGCAGGGATGCAGATAAATTAATACATAGCAGTTACACAGCTTTTCTTTTGCTAGGAATCATGGCATTAAGGACTAAATTTGACTTTGGTAGTGCAAGGATAGAACGTTGGATTGATGAAATCAACGATCTAAAAGAAAGTTACGAAAAAGGTTATATAAGTGTTCAGGACCTACAGCAAACGATCAAGGAAGAAACAGGAATTGAAATAAAATTTTAATACGTTTGTTATTCTGTGAAATATATTTGTATGCAATACATAGAAGGAGCAGAAATAAAATGATTGATATAGGAAAAAACATAAAGGAAATTAGAATTAGAAGAGGATTATCGCAAAGAGAGTTAGGAAAACGTCTTGGTGTATCGGCACAAGCAATTTCACTCTACGAAAAAAATGCAAGAAGATTGACATTAACAAAGATAGATGAGATTGCGGAAGCTTTAAACTGTGGACGATTTGATATATTTAAAAGTGTTATAGATCCATCTAATATAAAACTTAACGATGAACTTATTAATAATGCATTAGAATCATGTAAAGCGCTTGCAAGCACAGCGACAGATGCAGTTATAATAGCGGCGTTGTTACAACTTATGTCGTATAGAGCTACTGGTCTAGCACCTGATCAAGTGGATGAGATGAAAGATGAGATTGATTATTATAAAGATGAATACAATGATATTCAGGCAAGATATGATAAGTTATTTCATCATATGGAGGAATTAGGATGTCAGATATAGAAGATGCTTTAAGGAACATACTTTACAACCAACTGCCAATAAGGTTTGCATTGGAAGAACTTCTTGAATATGAAGAAACAGAATTAACGCCGGATGAAATAAAGTACGCAAGAGAATCAATGAAATTAGAACTAGAGAGGAGAAAAACGAAAATGTTTGAAGTAAAAGTTGATACTGAGACAATTAAGCATGTCATGGATGCTTGCAAAACTGAGAAAGCATTAAACCAACACGGAGTTGTGATCTATAACTGTCTGAAAGAACTTTTAGAGTACAGAGAAACGGAATTGACACCAGATAAGATTAGAGAAATGGATAAACTGTATCTTGAAAAGTGCCAAGAAGTCAATTCTTTAGTAGCAGCATGTGAAAAATTAGAAGGGAGAAAACAATATGAGAGCAAGTGATTGTCCGTGTTTAGGATGCACGCCGGAGACAGGCAGACATTCAGAGTGTCACTCAAGTTGTGCCGGATATAAAAGCTTCTTGGATAAATATAAGAAAGAGAAGAAGAAAGAAAAAGAAATGAATATGAGTTATTATTCAGAAGAAAAAGCAAAAAATGTAAGAAAAAATCTTTTAAGAGCGAAAAGAGGTAGGAAGTAATGAAAAGAGAAGATTTTGCAGCAATGATTCCTGAAAATGATAAATATGTTGGTAGTAACATATATTTAAATGGGAAGAATGCAGGATTCGAGGAGTGCTTACAAATGATAAAAGAAAATATGGATAATTTGAAGTGTGCAAACTGCAAATGTTTTTCTAAAAATAAAAATGCAAAAGATGGAACTTGTCAGAAATGGAAAGCACGATGTGGTGGTCAGCGTGTTAATTCAGAAGATTTTTGCTCTGATTTCGAGAAGAAAATTGACAAGGATTGATTGATGAATATAACAAAAACATGAATAATATTGACTAAATTAAGAAAACATAGTAATATAATAGTACAAACAACCACAATATATATTCCAAGGACGTAAAAGGATCAGAGATTTTTTCTCTGATCCTTTTTTTCTACAAATAAAATTATCTTTTTGCTACTATAAAAATAAGGAGGGCAGAAAGAATGATACATACAGCGTTTGATGTAATGAAAGAGTATATGATCACAGGTGCGGAACTGGACGGTAAATATCAGTTTCCAGTTATACCGGCTGCATTTTATGAACCAGAGGATACGATAGATTTTGCAGACAGCTTTAAGCGGTCTATCAAGAATCATCGAGAATTGAACGTTAATTTTTATATACATGATAATGCGTTTGAAAGAGTGTATGCTAATCCTGATAGATACTTAGATCACTTAAGATGCTTTCACAGCGTGTGTGGATTAGACTACAGCATAGCTTCTGGCGAACAAGGAATGCCATTTGCAATGCAAATCTGGAATAAGTATAGAAATCATGCACTAACATATTATCTTGCCTTAAATGGAGTAAAAATGATTCCAAATATCAGTATACTATCAGAGGATTGTTGGGACTGGTGTTTTGATGGATATACCATAGGCAGCAATGTTGCGTGCAGTACAAACGGTAGAATGAAATCCAAGGTATCAAGGATTGATTTTTGTAACGGATTCTATGAGATGTGCCGAAGATTACAGCCTAACAAGGTTATTATCGTTGGAAGACTGCCAAAAGAACTAAAGTCAGAAGTTCCGATCATAAATTTAAAAAGTAGAAATCAGTTAATGGAAGAAAGGTTGGGTAGAAAATAATGGGAACATCAACACAATATACGAGTGTCAGGAAGAAAAACGAACGCAGTAAGCAGAAGCAGAGAAGACAGCGGTTGAATGGATTGGTTCAGAACAGGGACCAAAGAAAGCAAAAAAATAAAGACGATTCATTAAATGTTTTGTGATTAGCAAAATAGCTAACACCGATTTTAACGGCGTAGAATATTTTGTGCAAATTTCACAAACAAAAATTTCCGTCTCATGAGCAACTTTTCCCACCCACTTTTTGGTCCAGATTTTGGGTGGGTTTTTCCAGTTGGAAATATTTAGAATCCAAAAATTTTGAGATTTTTTTGGAATTTTTTTCAATTTTAAATACAAGTAAAAATTTGGAAACTGCTCTTGAATGGGCAGAAAACCAGAATTTTTTTGTATACTTCCAATTTTTTACTATTGGACATGTTGCACAAAATCAAACTAGATCCGGCAACGTTTAAAAAATTGTATAATAAACGCAAGTATACAATTATATATTAGCACGAATTTTGCAATAGTTCAATAAAAAAAGACGGTTCGCACCGTCTTTTTTAGTTTCTTCTATTATATGCTGTTTTTTCGTTCAAGCTTTTCTTGTATTGCTTCCCAGATGAAGCCGTTAAGGCTTTGCGAACCGATTTCATTTTTTATTCGTTCCTTTTCTCCTTTTGGTATGCATAAGCTAATACGATCATACGCCTTTAAATTATACTTATTATTTGCGACTGTTCGCGCATTTCTACCGTCTTTTCTTGGTGGGCGTGGCATTTTATCAACTCCTTTTCTTTTTTTTCTTCTTATTATAACATTTTATTAATCATTGCACAACTATATAAATTGCACAATAAAAGCATACTTACACAATGGTATTTTTGTAATGTTTTACATATTGAATTATGTACTTACACAATGATATAATAACATCAAGTTAAAGGTACAGAACACAAATGATTAGGAGGTACAACGATATGAGATATTTTACAGCAAAAAATCTTGAGGAACTAAGAAAAGAATATAAAAAGTTAATGGTTAAAAATCACCCTGACAACGGCGGAGACGTTGCAGCATGTCAGGAAATCACAGCAGAGTATAAGAAACTGTTTGACATGTTCAAGGCAGGGCAGACACCAGACGAAGAAAAGAAAAATACATTTGATTATAAGGCAGACGAAGCCTTAAGAAATGTAATCAATAATATAGTTTCTTTTGACGGTGTCAACATTGAGGTTGTCGGCTCTTGGATTTGGGTAGACGGTAACACATTTGCTTATAAAGAAGAGTTGAAAAAACTCGGCTTTAAATGGTCCAAGAATCGTAAAAAGTGGCATTTTAGCACGGAACCATCCGGAAAGTGGCATAAAAAGAAAATGTCTTTCGAAGACATTCAGAAAAAATATGGAAGTGAAAAAGTTAAAACTTGCGCATCTGCAAGAATCGCATAAATAGAAAGAAGGTATAAAAATGAATAAGAAATCATTAAGAAAATTAGAAAATGATTTAGGGGTAACAGCGGAAACGGTAGTATGGGGCGATGGCGAAAATCGTTATTATATAGAATTTGATTCGTTCGAGGAATGTTATGAAAACTATAACTATATCATGGAATTTGCAAAACGCCACAACATGAATTGTAATGCAAATTTGACCGCATGGCGTTATATTTTATATCGCAAAAAAAGCAGAAAAGAAATAGAAGAAGCACGAGAAAGAGAAAAGAAACGGGATGAAATACGTCATATATTTGAATCAGTTTACCATAGTACAATGAACGGAGATGTGGCAAGACAAGAACAAATAAATTTTATAAAAAGTCATGAAGATTACAAGGAAATCTTTTGTAATATGTATAATTCGAGTTATTACGAAAATTTACTATAAAAATAATTTGATTACAGATAGATGGGAACGGAGATCATGAAAAATTATAAACTAGAGAAGATAAAAGAAGAACTTACAAGAAGCCTTGCAAGAGATCAGGAAATTTTGAGACTTTGGGAAGCTGTCGAGTATAAAACAAAAAAGGACGGGCAGCCGTTCAAACTGGTTTCAAAAAGCTTCAAAAATACAGCGTATAGGAAAGCGAGCTATGGAAACTATTATGTATTAGAAGTTTCTTCCATTAGTAGCGATCTTGGATATATTAACGACTGGGTACGATTAGAAGAGTACAGAACGAATGAAAAAATAACAGATATAGAAAAAATCAAAGAAATGATTGAAAAGAAAAAGCGGTATTTTAGAAATGAGATCATGAAAGAAAAAAGCCGTTTGAATAAATTAGATAGCGCATTTGTAGAGTTTGAAACCGCCTACACAAAAGCGCTCGGGCAACTGGCGTATGATCTCGGTTGTACAAAAAAATTTGATAGCTTGTTTTATAGAATTACAAAAATTGTAACAGATAATTAAAAAAAGATCTGGGATAGCTTACACGTTCCCAGATCTTTTTTTTATTGTTATCTCGTAATCATATCCCATAATAGATAAAAAATTTTTTAGATCGCTTAAAGAAATCTTTTTATTATTAAATTTATTATTCAGTTGTTGCGGCGTGGAAAGTCCTAGAAGTTTAGAAGCTTCTAACATTGTAAGTCCGTTCTTTTTTAGCAATTCTTTATATATTTCTTTTAGTTGTTTATTGTCTTCATAAGAGAAATTTATACTATAGTCCATTTTTGCACCTCTATTCTATTATTATTAAACTATTATAATTTAAAAATGACAGAAAGTCAAACGAAAAAAGTTTATTTTAATATTGACATATAAACAAAAATCATTTATAATTCAAGTAAAGATAAACGAAAAACATTTATAAAAAGGAGTGCTATTATGAAATATTTTAAAAACTGCAAAACATTAAAAGAACTGAAAGACACATATAAAAAATTACTGAAAGAGAACCACCCAGACAACGGCGGCGATCTGGAAGTTATGAAAGAAATCAACGTTCAATTCGATTCTGCTTTTCCGATTTTTAGAGATCAGGCAGCAAAAGAAGCAGCGGAGCCGGAAGAAGTAAAAAAAGAAACTGCGGAAAATGTAAGGCGACATTTTTACACGGCTTTCGGTTGGGAAGGCTCTAGATATGATTCTAGTTTGACTCTTAAAGAGATAGCGAAAATTGTACGCGGATACGTGAAAAAGAAATATCCAACTTGTAAATTTAGCGTTAGAACGTCATATGGCAGCATGTGTCAATCTTTAATTGTTAAATTATTAGAGTTTCCGCAACAAATGTTCATGACAGCCGAAGAACTAAAAGAAATCTGGTATACACCGTTTTCATATGTGGATAGCGAAGGAAAGACGGTAACAACTACTGCTATCAGTGACACAATACAAGAATTATTTAATAAAATGCAAAGAAATTACGTTTTAAAAAATGAAGATTTTACACAGGAAGAATTTTTGAATTGTTACACGGAAACAGTATTTGAAAAAGGACAATTCTTTTACGGTGTTCCAACAGAATATTTCAAAAGCGTAGTTGATGATGTAAACGCCTTTATTGCTTCATACAACTATGACGACTCCGACGGCATGATTGATTATTTTAGTTGTAATTTTTACGACGGTAAAGTAAGTTACAATGATTGTAAATTTGTTCCAAAAACTGCGAGAATTAAAAACAAAAATGCGACACCGGCAGCAAAGACAAAGAAAAAACAGGATAAAAAAGAACAGGGAGCAAAACAGATTGAAAAAGTAACGGAAGTTACTTATAAGATCACAAAAGGCGAAGACACGCGCGATATGTCCGAGTTGTGGGTGGTAAGAATCAATGAAAATCTAAATAAACAAGATTACATTGAACAGAATAAAAAAATGCGTGATCTTGGCGGCTATTATAGTAAATTTAAGCATGGATTTATATTTAGATATGATCCAAGCGAAAAATTAGCATAGGAGGGCGGAAAAAAATTCCAATCCAAAATCGCAAACAATACTTGCAGTGATTACTGCCGGCACAAACAAGCGCAGATCAGAAACGCAAGGGCACGGATTAACCGGGGCGAGAAAACAAATCTTGATAGATTGTTAAAAGAAAGAGACGAGTATAGAAACAAAGTAAATGATAATAAAGGAGGGGACACATTGGGACCGGATCAGGAAAAATAAGAATAAAATCTTAAAGAAGTTCTTTATTGAGCTTCTTTTTTTGTGCGACTTTTTAAACGTCACGACGTTTTTTTAGTCGTAAAATTATAAAGATTTTATAAATTTTTATTGACGATCTAAAGCCGAAACATAACGGTTCCGGCGGTGATTTGGCGGTGTCTGTTCCTCGTATTTTGGTCAACAAAGATGTTTTACATGTCTGTATAAGCAACGGAAACGCTGTATATTAGTCTTTAAATTTACGCTTGCAATAAAATTATCTTTAGTTCAGGATATTAATTACAGGGTATTATATAAAGCCCTTATGAATATTTAAGATTATTATTTAATGCTTTAGAGTGATAAAGTAAAAGGTGGTGAGAACATGAAGGATTTAGAAGTTTATGAGAATGAGATTGAAATATACGCAGATGATTATATTAAATCTTTAGCTAACGAAGATGATATATATAAAGTGTCTACGTTTAAGGGTATGCTTAAGCATATATTCAAGCATGTATTTAAAGCTAAAAAGAATGAGAAAACACGGTATCAATTAAAGACTAACATAGATACTAGTGATATAGATACGATCAACGAGATCTGGGATATATATACAACACTCTGTTATAAATATAATCATAATCCTTCATTACTGGGGTTCTCTTTACTTACTGGGATTAATGATGACACGTTCAACAGTTGGCGTACTGGCGAGGTTCGGGCAAGCTCTGGACATTCCGCCGCTGTCAAAAGATGGAAAAAAGAATGTGAGTTAGCTCTGGCAGATCGAACAAGTGAGCAAAACTCCGTAGGCTCAATGTTTTTACTTAAAAGCTGTTATGGGTACAGCGAGCAGCAAACAGTTAACATCATTGACCAGACGGGACTCCCAAAAGAGAGCAGGGCAGAGATCGCAAAGAAGTATGCAGAACACCAACAACTACCACAAAAACCAAATCTATAAGCATAATATATATATCATAAAAGCATTATGCACAATAAGACAATAATAATAATATATATAGTTGTGCAGTATCACAATAGATATATAGTGATCTATAACTTAAACCATTATTTAACGTATAGATTGATCGTGTGGTGTAAAGATATATGCAGACTACACAATAAAGCTTGTTTGTTTTGTGCATGTTGTACAAAGTAAAGGGAACGGCAGAAAAGACGGGGTACCCCTCACAGGAGACCGCCCACGCCGCCGGAGTTAGTGCCAAAAATTCCCCAAAAAACAAAAGAGCCTTTTTAGGCATACAAAGAAATTAATATATAACTCATAACACACAGAGAGGATATACAAGAATGATTGAACATCAAAACTATTACAATCCCGGAAAGTATGAAGCAAAAGATGTGATTAGAGACTGGGATTTAAATTTCAACTTAGGCAATGCAGTAAAGTATATATGCAGAGCAGGTAAGAAAGACCCAAACAAACTTGTTGAGGACTTAGAGAAAGCAGCAACGTATATCAACTTTGAACTTGAGTATTTAAAAAATAAGTCAGGAGCAGTGAAACGATGAGATATTTATATAACATGTTTGTAGTTGGTGTTTCAGTGTATGTAGCAGTAACATTTGGAACTGGTTGGTTGTTTTTGTTGATGTTATTAATTTTAGGAGTTGAGTAGATGATCACAAAAGCTATTGTTACACTCTGCAATATTGTATATGCATTGATCATCAGATGGTTTATGAAAACAGCAAAAACAAATGATAAAGCAACGATCGTAGGTTTTTCATCCATGATTCTCTTATATGCGTTAAACATTGTTGTGATATGGTGGTGCTAAATGAGTAAAGTTAAAGTCAGTTTCGTTGATGGAAGAGAAGAATATTTTGATATAGATCGTGATACACATTATTCAGACGATATGTTCTGGTATTCCAAAGATGATGATATGTTTTGTATAAAACGTTCAGCAAGGGATAAGGTCTTACTTCCTAGAGAATTTGTAAGATACATATGTATTGCAGATTAATTATAAACTGTCGAGAAAATCTCGGTAGTTGGGACCGTTAACTCAGCGGGTGAGAGTATCCGGCTCATAACCGGAAGGCCACAGGTTCGAATCCTGTACGGTCCATTGAGTGATGCTAACAGCAAATTTTAATGTATTATAAAATGTTTTTGAAGGTTAATGCACAAGCATCATGTTCTTAGGGACTCATACAGCAAATAAAAAGTACAATGCAACAAAAAAACAAGCCATGACGTATAGCATACTTCACGAGTCCTGATTATGAAAGAGAGGGAAATATGAATTTTGCACAAGCAGTGGAAAGAGAAACAAAGTTCACAAAGACAGAGAATGGTGCAGTTGCTTTGAATACTACGGGCAATGCATGTCTTGATTTGTATTCAACAATTGGAGGTCTTAGAGATGCAGAACTATCAAGAGTTCTGTCCTTGTTTGACGAAGCATACAAAGAAAATCCGCTACTTGCTACAAAAATCGTATTTTACGCAAGAGATGTGAGAGGCGGATTAGGAGAAAGAAAAGTTTTCCGTGATCTGATTCATCATATGGCTTGCGTATACCCTGAAAGTATTAAAAATAACATTTACTGGATTCCTGAATATGGGCGTTACGATGATTGGTACGCATTGGTCGATACGCCTTTAGAACAGGATATGTGGACTCATATGAAATCACAGATGGTTGAAGATTTCAAAGACTACAACAATGGAAAACCAATATCATTATTGGCTAAATGGTTAAAGACCGCGGATGCAAGCTCTAAGAAAACAAGGGAGCTTGGAATTAAGACAGCACTTGGTTTTGGTATATCTGTTCGAAATTATAAAAGGATTGTCCGTAATCTTAGAAAATACTTAAAGATCACGGAAACATATATGTCTGCGAACAAATGGAACGAGATATTTTATCCATCAGTTCCTAGTAGATGTATGTTGAACAACCAATATGCTTTTTATCGTCATGATGCAGAAAGATTCCAACAGTACAAGGAAGATGTGTCAAACGGAAGGCAAAAGATCAATTCAAGTACACTGTATCCATATGATTTGATCAATGAAATTGATTCACCATACGAGATCGATCATGCCATTGCAGAAGCACAGTGGAAGAATCTTCCGAACTATGTAGAGCCGGGACGAAACGTATTAGTTATGGCTGATGTATCAGGTTCTATGAATGGAAGACCTATGCAAACTTCTGTAGGTCTTGCAATATACTTTGCAGAAAGAAACATTGGTCCATATCATAATCTTTTTATGACATTTAGCGGTGACCCTGAATTTGTATCGCTAAAAGGAAACACATTATATGAGAAATATAGCAACGCAATATCTGCGGAATGGGGATTCAATACAGATCTGAAAAAAGCATTTGATAAGATTTTGAAAGTTGCGATTGATAATCATATAGATCAGGAAGAAATGCCAGAAGCACTTGTTGTTATTTCTGATATGGAAATTGATCAGTGCACAAATGATAGTTGGACGTTTTATGATCAGATGGCTGATGAATTTAAAAAACATGGTTATGAGATTCCTAACATTGTGTTCTGGAATGTTCAAAGTAGAAATAATGTTTTTCATGCTGACAGCAACCGAAAAGGTGTTCAGTTATGTTCTGGGCAGTCAGCATCAACATTTCAAAATGTCATTTCCGCAATTGGTCTTACGCCAATAGAAGCAATGGAAATGGTAATAAATTCAGAAAGATACGATAACATTTCGATTACCTCCAAATAAGTTGTGGTATATAGCTCAATTGGATAGAGCGCAACACTACGAATGTTGAGGATGCCAGTTCAAGTCTGGCTATACCATTTGTTCGCTATTGCGAACATAAAGTCCTTACTTTCTTAAAATTATTTTAGTACGTATGTGAAATTCAAGCCAATGTTGCTGTTGACCGTTATAGCCGGGATGGATTTCTTTTTTTCATGAAAAACTTTTTCACCCCAACTGGTGAAAAGAGATGTTCGCCTTTAAGTAGGCAAAGATTTCACTCCTTACAATGTTTTTATTTTGTTTGCGTATCTGAATATGGTCAGTTTAGCCGGCTCAACTCCGGCATACGCATTGTTTTTTTAGAATTGACAGGGGATTATAACATTGAGTATGACAGAAATTATCAAAGAAATGAAAAATTATATGACAGAACCGATTGAGGGAATGTCGTATGCAGAAAAGGATAAAGAAGGCAATGTTTGGATTCATTGCCCGTGGTGTGGAAAGAAGCAATTTCCTGTTAACCATGATACGAAAATTAGTCATTTGCAGTATAAATGCAAATCGTCAAACTGCAAAAAAATGTTTGAAATAAATTATTAATAGTCGCAAGAGCCAAAGAGCCGGACGCTTTCAAGGGAAGGAGTCGGTTCTTTTTTTATGCAAGAAGGAAGTTTTGAATGGTATCAATCGGTCTTTAAGTCAATATTGGACGGACAGATGGATTTGTACGAAAACCAGAATGATACATACCAATTGTTGCTCAACATGAAGCAAGAATTAACATTTAACAATAAAGAGGTCATGGACTATGCAATCAAGATAAGCAAGTATGCCCATGAAATGGCTGCATATATGGCAGCAACGACAGGAATGGCGGAATATGACGATCTATACTGGAAGTTTCTGCTTCTGGAAGGTCAGCATTATCAGGTAGACAGTGGTTTGTTATATCTTGAAAAGAACAGAGTACCTTCTGAGAGGTTCTACGAACCACGTAGATCGGTTTTTATGCAACACGGGATAATTCAATCATTGCAAGATTTAATGGACGATAAATTGGACATATTTGCGTTAAGTGTTCCCCCTGGTTGTGGAAAGTCAACACTGGAAGACTTTTTCTTATCTCTTGTTGGTGGTTGGTTTCCAAATTGTTTTAACTTATCTTCTGCCCATAGTAGCATTTTGACACGATCACTGTATGATGGAGTTCTTGAAATTATAAATGATCCAGTAGAATACACATGGCATGAGATTTTTCCGAATGTGCAGATGCAAGGAACAAACGCAAAAGAAACAACAGTAAACCTTGAAAGAAATGGCCGTTTCAAAACGTGGACGTTTCGATCAATTGATGGATCATTAACAGGTGCGACACGTTGTAATAAATTTCTTACCGCGGACGACTTGGTATCAGGAATTGAAGAAGCATTGAATAAAAACCGACTGGAAACACTCTGGACGAAAGTTGCAAACGATTTACGATCAAGACGATTGGACGGTTGCAAAGAGTTCTATATTGCGACACGATGGAGTGTTCATGATCCGATTGGAAAGCTACAGACACTATATGCAGGTGATCCGAGAGCAAGATTTATTGCAGTACCGGCACTAAATGAAAAAGGCGAAAGCAATTTCATGTTTACTGTAAATGGATTCTCTAAAGAGTATTTTGAAGATGCAAGAAAAGCTATGGATGATATTTCGTTTAACTGTTTATACCAACAAAAACCAGTAGAGCGTGAAGGACTATTATTACCGGCGGATGAATTAAGAAGATTTTATCTTGAAAAACATCATGTTCCTGAGGGGGTATCCGGTTATACAGTATTTCCTAAAAAAGACCCAGATGCTATCTGGGGTGTCTGCGATACAAAAGATAAGGGAACCGACTTTGAATCCCTTCCGATTGCATATCAGTTTGGAGAAGATTTTTATATACCGGATGTTGTATTTGACGATGAAACGAATTATGAAATTCTTGATAACAAGACAGCTGCAATTCTTATTAGGCATCAACCACATAAGGTGCGTTTTGAATCAAACCAAGCCGGAGGAAGAATTGCAGATAATATAAGCAAAATGATCAAAGGCAAAGCAAGGACAATTATTGAACCAAAATACACAACAGCAAATAAAGAAACCAAAATTTTGGTCAATTCAGATTGGATAAAGAAGCATTGCTTATTTTTAGAACCATCAGAATACCAAGTAAAGTCTGATTATGGAAGATTCATGGAAAATGTAACTTCTTACACAACAAAGGCGAAGGTTCTGCATGATGATGGTCCTGACTCATTAGCTATGTTAGCAGAATTTGTATCAAAGCCAGAAGCACGACAAAGTTATATCAGACAAAGTCCAGTTTAGAGGTAAAAAATGACAGCGAAAGAATATTTAATGCAATTACAGTTTCTTGATAAAAAAATACATAATAAATTGTCAGAGGTATATCAGTTGAGAGCGTTAGCGACTAGTGCATCCGTAGCAATCGGTTCTGATAAAGTACAAACTTCAAAACAAAAAGATCGTATGGGAGATGCAATAGCCAATATTGTAGATAAAGAAAGAGAAGCTAATAGAGAGATCAAAAGATTTCTGATCAAGAAAAAAGAAATTATATCAGTGATCGAAACAACAGAAAATCCAAATCATTATGATCTTCTTTTTAAAAGGTATGTTGAGTACAAAACATTAAGAATGATACAAAATGAAATGGGTTATTCCTTGCAGCATGTAAAAAGAATGCATAAAGAAGCATTAGATGAAATTAAGAAAATCAAAGGATTTGAAGAATAAGACTCTATGATACACAATAAGACCTTTTAGTTTAGTATACTATATAATAGATTTTAAGTAAGCATTTGTGGATGTATTTCCGCAGATGCTTTTTTATTGCGAAGAAAGAGGTGAAACGACAATGGGTTTAGAAGCAAGACTGCTTGGAAGAACAAAAATCTATACAGATGAGACAATCATTGATGAAGATAACATATTATCAGTCTTGCGAAAAGCTTATGCAAAACACTTATTTAATCGCAGACAGATGCAGTTTCTGATTGACTATGAAGGCGGACAGCAGCCATTAAAACGACAAAAAATAGTAAGACCAGACATTGATATAAAGGTTAATGGAAGTGTTGCAAACTACGTCAAAGAATTTAAGATTGGCTACAATTGGAGCAGCCCTATCATGTTGGTTCAACGTGGCGACAAGGAAATGCATGGCTCTGATTCAAAAACGGATGATGCAGGAATCACTTCATTAAATGAGATTCTAACAAACGGAGAAAACATCGGTTATAAAGATCAGTGTATGGCAGAGTTTATTGAAATCTGCGGTATCGGTCATAGAATGATTGATATTAAGACAGACTTTGACGATATGGAAGATGGTGAACCTGAATCTCTGGTAGATGTGTATACACTTGACTCCAGATATGCTTTTTGCGTATATAACAACGGGACAGGTCAGAAAAAAGTTTTAGGTGTTACATACAGGAAAGTTTCAGGAAAGCTGTATTTTACATGTTTTACTAAAGAATACCGCTATGAGATTCAATCAGGTGAGGTCGTTTCAGTAGAAAAGAATCCACTGAAAGATATTCCGATTATTGAGTATGAAAGAAGTTTTGACAGAACGGGATGCTTCGAAAGAAAGATTCCAGAAATTGATGCACTCAATATTTTAATGTCAGACTTTACGAATGATGTGTCACAGAGAACACAGGAAATATGGTGGGGGAACGACATTAAGTTCCCAGTAGATGAAGAAGGAAATGAGATTCAACCTAAAAGCGGTCAGTGGTTAGTGACATATTCAAACGAAAATGGGAAACCAAGTGTTCAACCACTTTCAAGCACATTTGATTCTGGCAGTACATTATCTGCTATTTCTGATTACCGCAGTAGAATCTTTCAGGATTGTAAAGTCCCTATTCAGTACGAAAGTTCTGGCAGTGGATCAACGGGGACAGCAACCGACATGAGTTCTGGATGGAGTGCAGCAGAATTGGATGCCATGAGAGAACAGCAAATGACTGAGAAGGGCAAGAGAGAAGAAATTAAATTGATCCTAAGAGCGATTCAGTTAGTTCCTTCAAAAATTCTTCCTGAAGACAGCCCGATCAGAAAAATACACAGTTCTGATATAGACTTTCATTTTAACAGAAGAAAGAATTATGACATGTCTGTTAAGGCAAACACTTTTGCTACATATGTGAGTCACGGAATCCACGGAAGACACGCATTAAAGGTAGTTGACGCGTTTGGTGATGTGGAACAAGTTTGGAACGATAGTCAGGAAATGATTGAAAAATATCAGGAATCTTTGTGGAAAACATCTGATAGTAGCAGCACTTCAACCATAGGAGATACTGGTAGCAATACATCAGAAAAGATTCAAGGCGATACATCTGATCAGACAGGAAACTCACCGATATTAGATGGATTGAATACAGACTCAAATAAGATTCAGGCATAACAGGAGAGAGAAATGTACTCAGCATTAAGTTTTGATGAATTGAATCAAATGGATATGAATACAAGGTCTATTCCGTATGAAAAGTATTTTGGAGAGATGGAACTTCCGAAAGAAGAAAAAGAGACAAGAATCAAACTGGCCGAGAATATGGAAGATGAATTTCTCTATGTCATGAGTCTTATGTTTACGTTGCAGAAATACCCAACACCAAATTGGGAAACTGCAAGACAAGAGTTTTTTGACAGATATAAGAAATCTTTGAATGGGTATGTTACACCAAATGAAAATTTTTTGGCATACATGACAGCATTATCATATGAAGTTATAGATGCTACGAAAAGGAATATTGATGATCCTTATTACTTTTCACAGGATAGAGCAAAATTTATTTCTGAGAATGAAAGCAATGTATCAAGAAGTTTTCAATACGACTTAGAAGCAATAGCACAAGGAAAAACAAAAAAACAGTGGGTTGCAATTATGGACAAGAAAACAAGGTCCACACATAGGTCCGCTGATGGAGAGATTATAGGAATAACAGAACCATTCATTGTGGGTGGTTCTTTATTAATGTACCCAAGGGATGTGTCTTTGGGCGCAAGCTCATCTGAAATCGTAGGATGCAGATGTAGTGTTAAATACATATAGTCACAGAGAAGTGACGTTAATAAAACACGGTTGCTTAGAGAAAAGCAGAAAATAAAACACAAATTTGATTGAGAGAGAACTCATAAAAACACAGGAAGGAATTTTATATGTTTTTTTATTATTTAAAAGGTAAACGTACTCGCAGCAGAGTTAGATTTGCAGATGCACCAGATGGTGGAGAAGGAGCGCAGGTCGGAAATCTTTCAGGCAATAATGGCGGTGGTTCTGGATCAACAGAAGATGAACCTAGCACAGATGAATTACTTGCTAAAATCGCACGATTAGAAGCTGAGGGATCAAAAAATAAAGCTGCATTAGATAAAGCCTTAAAGGAAAAAGGCGAGATCACAAAACAGTACAGATCAACATTAACAGCGCAGGAACAGGCAGCGTTAGAAAAGAAAGAGGCTGACGAAGCTAAAGATGCAAGAATCGCTGAGTTAGAAACGAAAATGCTGATTGGAGAATATACAGAAAGATGTATGGACCCTGAAATTGGCATGAGTAAAGATGCAGCGAAAAAATTTGCAGAGTCACTTGCCGGAAATGATATTGAATCAGCTTTTAAATGTCTTGCAGAACATATAAAAGTCACTAAATCCGATATGGAACAGGAATTTTACAAAAACAGAAAAAATATTAACGCCGGAAATGGAAATGCAAAAGAATCACTTGCAGTTGAAAAAGCAAAGGAATTTGCGAAGAACAAAAAAGCCGGAGTTAATGCAGATATATTAAAACATTACATGTAAGAAAGGAGACGTATCATGGCAAGAGGAGATATGAAAGTAGATGTTCTTTCAGTTTCTAATGAAGTTGAAATTTTAAACAGAAAAGAATTTGAAGCAATTCCAAATACAGTAGACTTTGATGGCGTAGAAACCAAAGACGATTTAGGTAGAAAAGTTGTAAAAGCCGGTACTCCAATCGGAAAAGATGGAGCACCAATTAAAGCTACACCTTGGACTGGCGCTGTTGGAATTTTACTTCATGATGCTTATGAAACAAGACCGCAGCAGGCAGTTTTAAAGAAAGCATATGTAAATACGACAAGAGCACAGAAAAGTTCTGGATTAACATATGATCTTGCATTAGTTACAGAGTTAGAAAAGTCTGGATGCAGAATCGTATTAGAAGAACCAGAAGTCTTAGCATAAGACAAATACCGGTTATTAGAAAAGATAGATAATCGCTAACCCTCAATAGTTACAGGGTAGAAAGGAGAACAATATGTTATTAACAGACGTTTTTTCAGCGGAAGCAGTAGCATCCGTTAGAACTTCTGATGTAAGTAATTCCATGGCATATGCCGGACTTGCTTTTTTCCCAAATAAAAAGAAAACTGGAATTGACCTGAAATGGATCAAAACACATAAAGGTCTTGGAGTTGCATTAAAACCATCTGCATTTGATGGTATGGCAACAATCCGTGCAAGAAAAGGATTCAAAGTGACAAATGAAGAAATGCCACTTTTCCGTGAATCTATGGTTGTAAAAGAACAGGATTTAGCAGAGATCACAAGAGCTCAGGAATCCAATGATCCATACCTTAATGAAGTTTTATCTCATATCTATGATGATACAAACGAGTTAATTGATGGTGCTGATATTGCAGCCGAACGCATGAGAATGCAGTTACTTGCACCAGTAGGCGGAGACATGAAAATTGTAATCGGTACAGCTGATAATGTAGCTTACAATTACAGTTATGATCCGAACGGCGATTGGAAAGCAAAACATTATGCATCTTTAGAAGGGACAAGCACATGGGATAAAGCGGATACATCCAAACCATTAAACGATATTCAGAAGGGTATTAATTACCTGACAGATATCGGTGTCTCACCTATGTATGCAATGATGACTTCAAAAACATTTAACTATCTGATTGAAAACTCTCAGATCAAAAATGCCATTATTACAATTTCTGGAAGAACAATTGATTTTGTATCTAAACAAGTTGTAAAAGAAGTGTTCCAGTCTCAGACAGGACTTATCCCAATTTTATACGATAAGAAGTTTGAGGACTATGACGGTAAAGATAAGAGCTTCTATCCTGATGATTATGTAACAATCATCGGTGAAGGAAAGCTTGGTAATACTTGGTATGGAGTGACACCAGAGGAAAGAACATTACTTGGTGATCCTAGTGTAGATGTAAGTGTCCTTGATGATACAGGAGTTGCAATTGCTGTTAAATCTGAATACGGACCACCAGTATCTTATTCAACTACTGCTTCTCAGATTGTTCTCCCATCTTTTGAAGGCATGGACAGCATTTATGTTATGAAAGTAAAATAGGAGAAGTTGTATTATGATTTATGATCATGTAGTAAATAAAAATGGTGTGTATTATGCAGCTGGTGATGAGGTTCCGGAGGATAATGTTTCCACGGAACCTTCTGTAGAAGAATCTGTAGAAGAACAGGAAGTTCCTGTAAAAAGTGAAGAATCTACAGAAGAACCAGAAGAACCAGAAAAACCAAAAAGAGGAAGATCGCCGAAGAAATAAAATGAGGTAAAAGAAATGACAGAGGAAATATTGAATGAATTAATTGAATATGCCGGAGATGATTATGAAGCAAATCAACAGTCATTTCTAAACTCATTGATTGAAGATGCAATAGAAGAAGTGTGCTGTGCAATGTATCCCGGTGGATATGCTTCTGATAAAGAGTTTGAAAAACAGAAACAATCAGCTGTGAAACGATACAAAGGAAAAATAAAAAGGATAGCACAGTATCATTATGATAAACAAGGAAAAGAAGGCGTAGTCAGTTATTCAGAAAGCAGTACATCAGCTTCTTATGAAAATTCTGGAACACCTTCTAGTTATTTGAGAGGTATTATACCTGAATCAAAAATTATCTAAGACGGTGCGTGATGTTTGAAAAGACCTCCTATTATACATCGCAGGGAGTGCTTAAGAAGGTGGTGGGGAAAGCACATTTTATGGAGGTTATATTAAATTGGAAATAAACAGGACTTTTCTATTTTGCGAAGTCCTGTTTTTTATGCCAGAAGGGAGTCTTCATTGGATAGCGAACACTTTGTTGAAACAAATACATTCGATGAGTTCAAAAGAAGAATTGAAGATGAAGATCATCGACAAAACAGACGAATAGAAGAGCTAGAAAAATTGGCAGAAGAAATACACACGCTTGCTAAAACATCGGCAGTTATGTGTGAAAAATTAATAAACATGAATGATAAGCTTGATACAGTAAACAAAGATGTTGAATCACTGAAATCAAAAGATGGTGAAACGTGGCGAAGAGTTGTATGGACAGTTATTGCTGCAATCTTAGGTATCGTTGTTGGATTCATATTTAAAGAAATAGGAATGTAGGTGATTGTAATATGCGATCAAGGCAAAGAGACAAGCAAAATATATGGTTTTCGAAAATTTCAGAAAATCATGATGATATAGATACTGTCATTACTTATGAAAAGCCGATCATGAAAAAAATGACCGTATCATCTACAAGTGGTACTGCGGAAGAAATATCAGCGGGTATTGTTCCGAACTATGATCGCTATATTACAAGTTATGACAGATCGTTTTGCGATTATGCAGAAGAAGGTGTCGTATGTTGGGTGGATTCAGAACCAGAATTTAATCAAGATGGGTCATTGAGAATGGAAGATGATGAAATAACGCCAGTGACAATGCCAGATTATAAGATTTTGAAAATAATCGATACAAAAAAAGGAAATATCGCAAGGTATGGAATTAGCAAAATCAAAGGAGTGTATCAATGAGAATCAATATTGAGCTGAGTCAAAAAAGTATTCAATCAGCAATAAATCAAATTGAAAATTGCAGAGATAAGCTTATTAGAAAAAACAGAGAATTTGTAAAGCGACTCGGAGAAGTTGGTATTCCTGTTATAGATTCTAATATAGCTGTTGCGGCGGGAGATTCAGACAAAACACATGATGCTTATATCAAAATCAATTCTTTTGGAGATTATGCACAAGCAACTTTGATCGTAAGTGGTAAGGATTTACTATTTATAGAGTTTGGTGCCGGTGTGCATTACAACGGAGCTGTTGGTAGCAGCCCTCATCCGTTGGGAGCATCAAAAGGATATACGATTGGTTCTTATGGAAAAGGCAATGGAAGTAAAGATGCTTGGTATTATTACGCTGATACAGGAGAAATTGTAAAGTCGCAAGGTACACAAGCAACAATGCCAGTGTATAAAGCCGGCGTAGAAATGCGACAGCAGATGTTAAAGATAGCAAAGGAAGTATTTTCTTCTTAGAAAGGAAAGATTCATATGCCTGATACAGTAAAAAATCCAGTGTCCGATGTATATAAGCGTTGGAGTGCAGAAGTTAAAAAGGTTGTGGGTGATGGAAATTATTCATTCGAAAGAAGTCAAACTCTTGCAGCTAACAAAAAGATGTATGCACAAATGTTTCTTATGGGAAATCCGGGGACACGTTGGGATATAGAAGGTGACGAAGTAGCTACAATTCCAAGTTTTCAAATTGATTGTTTTGCAACAGGAACAAAAAGTGTTGAAAAGGTATATCAGATTGATGATGCAAGTCACAGAGCAATGGTGTCTATGGGATTTCAACGAACATATGGACCAGAACAGCAAGATAACACAGACAATAGTATAAAGCGTGTTGTAAGTCGTTATAGCAGAATCTACACAGGTAATTTGTTGGAGTAAACATGAATCTTATCTATTCAAAGAATGAATTTAACATATATAAATCAAATGATGATGGGTACATAGTGCATAACACAAAAAAGAAATTTGCTGACGGTCATTCACACATCAGAACTTTTAATCAATCAAGATATATCGTTGAAATGGTTACACATAAAAGAGTACCTAACCATTTATCAATATATTTGCTCACAAGCCTGATAAGAATTTCTAATGATGAGATTTATCAGGAAAAGATACAGGGATTAATTGATTCAAAGAAGAATAGAGGTCAGCGATTTTATACGAACAATATGAAAAACAAATATAAGTTTCAGAGAAATAGTTAATAACAGATATTTCTGTTTAGATATTAAACCGGTCATGAAAAATCATGATCGCTAACCCTCAATAGTTACAGGGTAGAAAGGAGTTTGATTATGAGTGGTGTAGCCGGAATAAGTACAGTCGGTGTAAAAGTTGGATATGCAGTAGAAACTACAGCAGGAACAAAACCGGCAAAATTTAAACAGCTTCATCGTATCAATGCCACGGATGATATTGGAATTGATACAGAGACAATCGATGCATCAGCATTAGAAGATGAAGTTGATAAAGAGATTGCAGGTAGAGGGTCAACAGGTGGAACATTTAATGTCACTGTCAACTTAACGAACGAGACAGTTAAAGAATGGGAAACTTTGATCAGTGAATACAAAACAGGAAAAGCAGCAGGAAAAGCCGTATGGTATGAAGAATATTACCCGGCACTTGATAAGGCATATTTCACAAAGATTGAGCCACCAGCACAGTTACCTAAGCCGGGGCTTGATCAGAATGGATTAGCAACCGTTGAAATGACATTGACAATCAACGAGTATGTCGGTCTTGATACCGCAGTAGAACCAGACGATACAGAAGTGTAATTTGAATGAATAGGAGGCAAACATGTATAAAGTATTAAAAATTGGTGGAAAAGATTATAAGCTTGAATACACAGTTGAAGCATCATTATATGACGATTGTGTATCAAGCGTAACTTCATTGATGGTAGGAATCAGTGAATCAGAAGATAAAAATGATATTAAGAAGCTCGTAAAAGAAATTTCCAATATTCCAAAGACAACATTAATAATCTTTTATGCAGGGCTTCTTGAAGCACATGGACCAGAGGGAGATGGAACAGTTTCTGATCTTAAAGATGCAAAATCTCTTATTAGAACATATCTTGAAGAACATAAAGATGATGAAGATGGAAATTTCTATGGGATCATGACTCTTTGTATTGAAAAGATGGGCGAAGATAATTTTTTCGATCTAATCGGTCTGAACAAGATGTTAGGGATCGAACCAGAACAGAAGAAAGAACCAAAGAAACCTCAGGATCACAAAAAGAAAACAGCGAAAGCAGAAGTTACAGAGAAATAATACTTGATACATTGTTTCCTCAGGCTGTAAAAGCCGGAATGACAAAAGATGAATTTTTTCACTCCACTCCAAAAGAAATCAGTGTATACATAAATGCATACAAAGAACAGAAAGAATATGAATTGAAAAGTACAAATTATCAATCATGGTTAACAGGTTCTTATGTGTTGCAAGCGATTAATTGTGCTTTTTCTAAAAATGGGAATTATCCAGAAAACCCATTGCTAAAAGAAGAAAAAAGTATTGAATCAATTGAAAAGAGAAGTGGAAGAAGTAAAGAAGAAATGCAACAAGAATTAAGACTTATGGAACTCAGAGTTATGCAAGCAAATGCAAATATAGAAAAGATAGGGGCAGACGAATGATTCTGCCCTTTATTTTTTTATACCGGCTGACCGTATGAGATCAGCCGCTGACCTTATTAGTTGGAGGTGAACCAAAATGCCAGATAGTACAATAGAAACACTCGATATACAAGTGAAAAGTTCGACTGCCAGAGCTGTTACAGCACTTGATAATTTGGCAAACAAATTATATGACGTGAGCAAAGCATTTAAGTCCGTAGATACTGGAAGTATGAGAAACTATTCTCGTGAGATAGGCAGGGTTTCTTCGTCTTTAAAATCAATGAGTGGTATAAAAATCAATGTACCTAAATTATCTGGTCTTAGTAAACAGTTACAGTCATTAACAAATGTTAATTTTACCGCCTTAAATGCAAGTTCAAAACCATTAAAAGAATTGGCTTCTGGATTGAATGCTTTAAAAGGTGTTTCAGGTGTTACGATACCAAAGCTAGATTATAAAAATATCAATTCAGTTTCCAAAGCAATTGAAAAGATAGGAAAATTAGATACTGGAAATATTCAAAATTCTGTGAACGGAATATCAAAAGTATCTCATGCAATGTCAGTTTTAAATAACGTTGATTTTAGCGACAGCAAAATATCTTCTGTTATTAACTCTATCAGAAAATTGATGGCAGTTGATACAAAAGGTTTTGATACGCAGATTTTTGACAGTATTTATAAGTCTGTGTCTAAACTTGGAAATCTTCCGGATGTTTCATCAAGTATCAATAGACTTGTTGCATCATTAGCTAGATTAATCAGTTCTGGAAATAATACTGGTGTAGTTGCAAGCAAACTTCCGGCGGTAGGAAATGCAATAAAGCAAACTGCAAATAAATTAGCATCGGTTAAAGGTGTTGAAGAATCAATAAATCAATTCATATCAGCGTTAGCAAGTCTATCTTCTGCCGGCAAAAAAGTAGAATTAAGTGCTAACGGACTACAAATAATGGCAAAAGAACTTTTGTCATTTTTCAATACCATGTCTAAAGCACCGGCTGTTAGTAAGAATACAGTAGAAATGACAAAGGCGTTGGCACAATTAGCAGCATCAGGTGGTAGAGTTAGTAGTGCTGTCAATACAATGAATACTTCTTTCGGAAAATTAAAGAACGGATTTTCTGAATTAGCAAGCTTAGCATCCAGAACTGGGTCTGCTGTAAGCAGTGGTATTGGTAAAATGGTAAATGCTATTCGAAATATTGGGTCAGCAAGCGGAAGTATTTCAACCGTAAATTTCAGCTTAAAAAATCTTATTCAAACAGCTATTGGATTTAAGGCGGTACAAGCATTTGGACAATTTACAAAGGATGCAATAACGTTAGGATCGGATATAACAGAAGCAGAAAACGTAATTGATGTTTCTTTTGGTAAATTAAAATACAAAGCATATGATTTTGCTTCAACAGCTTCAAAGCAGTTTGGAGTATCTGAGTTGGCAGCTAAAAGATACACAGGAACCATAATGGCAATGTTGAAGTCATCAGGTGTCGCCCAAAATGCAGCATCCGACATGTCAGTAGCATTAGCCGGATTAGCGGGTGATATTGCATCTTTTTATAATATAGATACTGATACAGCATTTTATAAAATCAGGGCAGGTATTTCTGGTGAGATTGAACCATTAAAGCAATTAGGTATTAACATGTCTGTTGCAAATATGAGTGCTTATGCTTTGGCAAACGGAATTACAAAGTCGTGGACTTCTATGACTCAGGCAGAACAGGCTACATTGAGATATAACTATTTAATGTCTGTAACAAAAGATGCGCAGGGTGATTTTGCTCGTACTGCCGGTACTTGGGCAAACCAAGTACGTTTATTAAAATTAAACATTCAGTCATTATCAGCTGTTATGGGTCAAGGAATTATTGCAGCTGTACTTCCGGCAATTAAAGCATTAAACGCTTTAATGAGCAGGCTTATGCAAGCAGCTAATATGTTCAGAAACTTTATGTATGTTCTGATGGGAAAAAAGATAAAAGGAGCAACAAAAGGTGTTGTAAATGATCTTGGTGGAGTTGGCGATTCTGCTACTGATCTTTCAGGACTTGGAAGTGCCGGAAACGATGCATCTAAAGGGATGAACAAAGCATCTAAGGCAGCGAAAGAATTAAAGAAGACCTTATCCGTTCTGCCGTTTGATGAATTGAATCAGTTGAATGACAATAAGCAATCAGGCGATACTGGATCTGGAGGAGGTGCAGGTGGTTCTGGAAGTGGCGGTGGAGTCGGCGGTGGAATTGGCGGACTCGGTGATTTGAGTGGTCTTGAAGATGAAGATTATGAAACACCAATTAGCCATTGGGCTTCAAGAATCAGAAAAGCATTCCTTGATAATAATTGGTATGGTGTTGGCCGTGAGATCGCAAATATGTTAAATGCCGGTCTGCAATTAGCCTATGATGTACTTGATTGGAAGAATGTTGGTCCTAAAATCACATCATTTACAACAAAATTTACTCAGGCAATCAATGGATTCCTTGATAATTTCGATTTTAAGTTATTAGGTAAAGTAGTTGGTGCAGGGATTACGGATGTAGTGAGAGCATTTAATCAAATTGCATCTCCTGATGGTGGTATAAACTTCAAAACTCTAGGTACTGGCATTGCAGAAAGTTTAAAAGGAATGATTCAGGAAATTCCATGGACAGAGTTAGGAAATGCACTCGGAAACTATTTTATGATCTCATGGAGAATCTTAAACGGATTCTTGAATCAATTAGCAGCAACAGATAATACAGGCTTAACAGGATTTCAGCAAATCGGCGTTGCTCTTGGAAAAGCTGTAAATGGTATGTTCCAATCCATCGACTTCGCAACTATCGCAGATACATTTGCAGTAGGAATCAATGGAGTTTTTTCTGTACTTGGAAAAATCAATGAAACTGTACATTGGTCTGATATTGCAGCAAATATTTCTCACGGGATTAATACTTTTATCACTGGAGTTAACTGGGAAGAAAATGGACAAATATTAAGCACTTTTGTAAAAAATCTTCTTGGAGTATTTTCACAGGTAGCGCAAAATACAGACTGGGCAGGACTTGGAAGAGGCATTGGAACATTCCTAAGTAGTATTGATTGGAGTGGAATATTCGGAGAAGTATTTACAACAATCAAAACAATATTAGGTGGACTTATCTCAGGATTAGGAACCACAATCGAAGGAAAGTTTATTATAGCTTTTGGTGCTATTAAACTTGTTACAGCAGTGGATAAAATTGTAAGCCCTATACTTTCGGCGTTTGGTTTAATACCTAAAGAAGTAGATGGATCGTCTTCCTTATTAATCATAGCATTAAAGAAAATGGCAGGAGCTTTTTCAAAATCTACATTAGGTACGGCGATTGGAACGTATGTTTTGGATGCGATTGGCCTTTTAAAAGGTATTCCGGGGAAGATTACAACAGATGTTGCACCGAAGATCGCGGAAGTTATTTCAACAAAATTATTTCCAAAAGCGGTTTCATTTGCAGGTGGAATTGCATCATGGGTAACAGGTACGTTCGCACCAGCTGTATCAGCTGCATTTAGCAGTGTTCTTGGCGTGCTGTTCTCACCGATTGGATTAGCTATAGTTGGAGTAATCGTTGGTGGATTTTTAATATACAAAAACTGGGGTGCAATATCTAAGTTTATCGGAAACGTAAAAGAGAATATTGTGAATGGATTTAACAGCGCCGGAGAATGGTTAAAGGAAAAAGGAAAAAACCTTATTGAAGGCTTGCGCAATGGATGGGAAAGTGCAAAATCTGGTTTCGGAACAGCTGTTAGTACAATTGGCAAATTTATTAAAGAAAAAGTTGGAAATGCCGGTGAATGGTTAAAAGAAAAAGGACAGAATGCAGTTGAAGGTATCCGTAGTGGATGGGAGTCTGTAAAAGAAAGCAAAGTCGGTCAGGCAGCCGCAGGTATCGGAAATTACATCAAAGGTAAAGTCACTGGTGCTGAGAATTGGTTGGTTGAAAAAGGTAAGCAAGCTGTTAACGGAATGAAAAACGGTTGGGAGAACGTGAAGAACGGAAACTTCCAATCAACCGTAAAAGGATTAAAGAGTTTTACGGTAAATACATTAGCAAGAACATCTCCGGCAGCGTGGTTAGTTGCCAAAGGAGCAGAAGCTATGAAAGGTATGCTTTCTGGATTAAAAGGAGATAAATGGACAGATGCTAGAAACTGGTTGAAAAAGTTACCGAGCAATGTAAAAAATGCCGTTGGAGATATGTATAAAGTTGGGCAAAATATCATTAAGCAGTTTATTAATGGTTTTAAATCTTTACGTATTCCAACACCTCATATTTCTTGGGGAACAAAAGACTTTAATTTTGGTGGAATGAGCTTAAGCATACCAACTAAATTTAAAGTAGATTGGTATAAAAAAGGTGGATTATTTGATTCTGCATCCGTGATCGGTGTCGGTGAAGCCGGATCAGAAGCTGTATTACCACTTGAAAATCCAAAAACTATGAAGATGATCGCAGATAGTATCGTTGGTAATTCCGGCGGTATGGTTGATGAAAGTATCATTGCTGATGCTGTAGAACGTGGAGTTGTTGTTGCTATGATGAACAATAGTGGAAATCAACCAGATATAAACTTATACGCAACATTATATACAGAAGATAACGAAGTTCTTGCAAGGTCTGTTGCAAAAGGACAAGCAAGAAATAATTACAGATTAAAACCATCAAATGCATATTGATTTGTGTAAAACTTTATGCTATGATGAATTTAAGTTAAGAGACATACACAGGATGCAAAGGTCATGAAGACCACACAATCCTGTGTATGTCTTTTTTTATTTTAATAATTACAGCAAACTAGCCATCGTGTGCCGGCGAAAAGAACGTCTTTCCTCGTGTACGTTCCGTTTGCTGTTTTTATATTTTAACATGAGGGTGCACACGTTAATGTTCAAATAACCACGAGGTGATAATATGAGTAAGAAATTAGATTTATTTTTCAAAAGTAACGTATTAGTAATCAATCCTGATCTTGCAAAAATGATTGGCTTAAATGAAGCAATCGTTCTGAATCAAATCTATTATTGGATTTCCGTAAATAAAAAACAGAACAGAAATTTCCACGATGGTAAATATTGGTGCTATAACTCTATCAGAGAATGGCAGGAAGAAAATTTTCCGTTTTGGTCACATAAGACCGTTGAGCGTATTTTTTATAGTTTACGCAACAAGGGTCTTGTTTTAGTGGGAAATTATAACAATCGTCGTAATGGTTCTACATCCACAAAGTGGTATACAGTAAACGATGAGGTTTTAGAAGAAATCATTGATCAGATTTTAGACGAACCAGAATCAGATCATACAGTTAGACAGGATAACTTTGAAAGCGACAACTTGACAGAAGCATTACCAGAGACTAACACAGATATTAACAATGCTTTATCTAACGATAAAGATTATGCTTTTTTATCAACAGAAGATAAAGATAATAATGATGTGTGTAGAGATAAAAAAGACTTCATGCCTATTTCTGGGAGAAATAAGGTCAAAATCATAAAGAGAAAGGGAAATAAAACTACTCTTAGTCAGACAATTGAAGATAAAATCCATTTAGGTTTTAGAGTCAATCAAGAGTTTGACGATGATCTGTATAACAATCCAAAAGATGAATGTGTAATCGGAGATATTGTTAAATACTTTTTCAAGAAATATCAGTTGGAGAAAGGAACAGACCATCCAATGATCTCTGACGAAAAATGCGTAGAGTTGGTTGAGAAGTTTTATTTTGTTCCTGAGAATATGCAAGACACAGAACTGGATTTTGATTTATACAAACTTATGATTGATAAATACTTTGCAACAGAATATGGCAAAAATAGCGGATTCACAATTAATTACCAGATCATGCACTTTATGAATTATAAAATCCGTGAAAATCTATTCTACAAAGTTCAGGATGAATACTATGACAATGTTAAGAGTGATTATCCTGTTGAGATATAGAATCATCAAAGAAAAGGAGAAGAAAAGATGAAAAATACAACATGGAAAATACCATTGATTATTTTAGCTGCGATTATAGCAATTGCGTTATCTTGTGTATTTATGGTTCAGGGATCACAGAATCATGCAATTTCACTAGAAGAACAGGTTGGAGAATCAAAGGCAGCAATCAATGCGCAGGAAAAGAGAAGACAGGATTTAGTGTATAATCTTGCAGATAGTGTGAAAGCGTATGATAAACACGAAGCAGATACACTAAAAGATATTGTCAAAGAACGGAGTTCAAATACTGGAAAAATTGAAAGCACTGGTACAGCGATTACAGCGGTAAAAGAAGCTTATCCAGAATTAAAGTCGGACAAGAACTATCAGCGACTTATGAAAGAGTTGGCGGTAACGGAGAATAAAATTTCAGACGTAAGAGACAATTACAATCAGCAGATTAAAGAATACAACAGATACGTCAAGAAATTTCCGACAAGAGTATTCTTGAATTTCTTGGGATATCATCAGAAAAAGTATAAATATTTGGAATTTGAGGATGCAACAGAGACAGCACCGCAGAATTTATTTAGTGAGTAGCCTATGAGAAAATTCAAAGGATTTCAGTTTGATACTTTTGAAATAACTCCACGAGAGATTATAGCAAGCGTTGTTATTGTTGGATTAATGTTTCTGATTGGCTTTACTATCAGTGGGAAAATTGATAATTACATCATGGATCAGAACGAAGAATATAATCGTGCTGCAAAAATTGAAAGCAATGATCTTTTTCAGCATGGGATGGAAACAGACTTGGGCAATGCATTTGTTTATGGGAAGATAGAGCCGGTTGATACAGTTACATACAAAGAAATTGGTGGTAAGTATTATTATATCAGGAAGATCAGAGAAGAATATCGCAGACATGAAAAAACCGAAAGAGTTAAAGACAGCAAAGGAAAAGTTCATTACAAAAAGAAAGTCTGGTATTCATGGGATGATGTATGGAGAGAAAGTAGGACTTGTAAAAAGATTAAATTTGCAGGCAAGAAATTCAAGGAAGATAAGATTAACTTCATGGGAGGTCATTATCTAAAAAGAATTTATCATACTTCTCGTGTCAGGTATGAATACTATGGTATGGAAGCAAAGCCCGTTAAGGGAACTGTTTACACAAAGCTAAAAAATAATACTATGACAAGCTGTGATTTGAATAAGTCAAATCTAAAAGACACAGTTGAATCATACAAAACAAGTGGTGGAGTTTGTAAAATTCTGTTTTGGGTATTCTGGATCACTGGGACAGGGTTAGCAGTGTTCGGATTTTATTATTTGGATAATCACTGGTTAGAGTAGGAGGATATGATATGATCAAAAAATTTAGAAAAAATAAATTAGCTGTATCAATTATTGCAGTAATCTTGGGAATGATCATAGTTTTTGCGGTCAATTTTGGAATTGTCAATTTTGTTTTGTGGTTGCTACAGTTTATTGTTGCAAGGCCTTTGGTTGTGACATTAAAAGGAAAAGCAGCAGCTACTGTATTGTTAACACTTGTTGTACATATTTTTAGCCGCAAATAAGACCACATGATACACAATAAGACCAAAGAGTATTGTATAATATAAAATTATAAAACGTCTATCGAGAACGATAGGCGTTTTTGCAGTTTATACGGTCAATAAAAGCGAAAATTGATCGCTAACCTTAAATAGTTGGAGGTGGATTTTTTATGGCAGAACACATGATAGAAGTTAATGGTAAAGTAATGCCATGTCCCGCTTCTTATGAATGGTCATTGCAAGATGTATCAGCATCGGATTCAGGAAGAACAGATGATGCATTGATGCATAAAAATAGAAAAGCACAGAAAAGAAAGTTGGCATTGAAATGGAATGCTAAAACACCAGATGTTACTTCGAAAATATTGAAAGCATTTAATCCAGAATATGTAAAAGTAAGATATTGGGATATGATGGCAAATAAATATCAGACAAGAACATTTTACACAGGGGACAGAAAAGCACCTGTGAAATGGTGGATGAAAAATAAAAAAATTATAGAGAGTGTTTCTTTTGACATAATAGAGAGGTAAATTATGATCAACGTATCAAGTGAATTTAGAGATAAATTAAATAACGGAAATTGTAATTATCTTAGTTACGCAGATATTACGTTGAAAGACGGGACAACTCTAAATTTGACCAATGATGATATATGGAATGGCGGAGTTACGATTGAAGATGCAGTTTCAAGTGGAACTTTTGAAGTTGGATCAGTTGTTATCAATCAATGTACGATTGTGATAAATAATATCTATGATAAGTTTACAAAATATGACTTTAAAGAAGCTGTAGTGAGGGCGCAGTTAGGCACTGATTTGAACGAAACGGAATTTGATATAGATGCAGACGATGAAACGGAATCTTCGTATACACCACGAATTGAGAAAATAAAAAAAGGCGTATATACAGTAGATGATACAAAATATAATGGATCAATTATAACACTTACATGCATAGATAATATGGGTAAGTTTGACAGGGCATATTCTGAAAGTAAGTTGGAGTATCCGGCAACATTAAAGACGATCGTTATGGATGCATGTGATATATGCGGAGTGACATTAAATACACCAGATTTTTCACATAGTGACTATATTATCAATACAAGACCGACTGATGCTGCGGTAACATTTCGTGAAGTGATTGCTTGGTGTGGTCAAATCTCAGGAAATTATTGTAGGTGCAATGTCAATGGGCAGTTAGAATTAAAATGGTTCAATCAGAGTCTTTTAGAAAAAGCACTTATAAATTTGATTCCTGATAGTTTGTTTGATGATGGTATAGCAAGTTGGAAAGCAGTAGATTCAAAAATAGGAACAGATACAATTGAATATAAAGAAATGCTTTCAATTATTCCAGATGTAGGAAAAACAGGATATGCAGTAGAAGCAGTTTCAAATCTTAAGGTGGCTACTAATTATACAATTGGTGGTCAATTTTTTATGCAGTATCCAGAAGATAACGATGTAGCAATCGTAAAGATTTTAAACGGAACAAAAGAAATTGCAAGCAAAGAAATAGAATTAAATGACGGTTGGACTGGATTCAAATTTGATTTTACTTCAACATCACAAAATGTTTCTATCAATATTGGATTTAACGGGAACAACACATTATACGTGTATAAACCGTATTTAGAAGAAAAAATACCAGATGAAATCTACCAATTTAATGGAGTATATAACTCTGATGTAGCTACAGATGATGTAGTCATTACTGGCGTAAGAGTGATGGAAAAGAAAGATACTGAAAATAGCAGTGATGATTCTGATACTTCTGAGGGATCAGAAAACACGGCTTCTAGTGATGATGGATATATAAATTATCAGACTGGATCAGATGGATACCTTATTTCTATTGAAAATAATGAACTGATCAAAGATGGTTCAGGTCAAACGGTATCTGGATTTTTAGGAGAACAGTTAATAGGGTTTGCATTTCGAAAAGCTACGATCACACATATCAGTGATCCAACACTAGAAGCCGGAGATGTTGCAATTCTTACTGATTCAAAATTTGACCGGTACAAAATACTTGTATCATCAACGAAATTTAATACAAATAATTCTCAAACAACAAGTTCTAATGCTGAGAGCACAGAAAAAAATAGTGCTGTAAGATATTCCGCAGCAACAAAAAATTATGTGGAATACAGAAAGCAGATTGCACAAGAAAAAACAGACAGGCAAAAAGCATTAGAAGGACTGAAAAATAGATTAAATAATTCTTCCGGAACTTATACAACAATTGAAAAAGATTCGGCAGGCGGACAGATTTTTTATCTGCACAATAAACCACAGCTAAAAGATTCCAATATGATCTGGAAAATGACAGCGGAAGCATGGGGCGTTTCTACGGATGGTGGGAAAACATACAATGCAGGAATGACGGTTGATGGAGATACAATTGTTAGATATTTAAAGGCTACAGGTCTTACAGCGGATGTGATCACGTCTGGAAGAATACAAGTAAAAGATTCTTTTGGAAATACGATTTTTTTGGTTGATATGGATACTGGCAAGGTTGTTATCAGTGGAGACAACATTTCTATTGGCGGAAAGATATTAACCGAAGAAATTGAGGATATAAAAAAGGCAGGAAATCTAATCCTTAAGATGGATAACGAATACCAAGGTGTTAGTGTAGATCACGAGGGAAATTATGTGAAATTTCCAAAAGTGACGTTTACAGTACAGACGTTTTGGGGGCAGACAGATGTAACAAAAGATACTATCTTTTCATTTGCGAAATCCGATGGCGTAAACGGTACGTTTGACTCAAAGCAAAATATTTATACCGTCACATCACTTACAACAGACACTGGATGGATAGATGTTACCGCAAAGTATGTTACATACACAGCAAAGAAACGATTTAATATTGCTAAAGTTCGTGATGGTAGTCCGGGGAGAGTGTATCTGTTGGAAACATCATCTTCTATTTTGAAAAAATTACAGAATGGAGATGTAATACCGGATGAAATCACATTCAAAGCTTCGTATCGTGACGGTACAGAGTCAGCAAAAACAGAATATCAAGGAATTTTTGTGATAGAAGAGTCGAGAGATGGAAAGAAATGGACCAAAATGTATGAAAGTTCAGAGAATGAAAGCACAATTACATTTCCATTTTATAACTGTTTAGAAGTGACAACGGGAAACTATTTAAAAACAAATGCAGGTAGCATGATAGTTGTCAGTAAGAGAAACATGAAAGACATCATTTATGTACGATGTAGGCTCTATACGCCGGATAAAAAGATAATACTTGACGAAGAATCAATACCGTTGGTTATGGATGTAGAAGCATTGACTCATGAACAGATATTTAATCTGCTGACCAACGATGGATCAATTAAAGGTATCTACAAAGAGGGAGACCAGTTGTATATATCCTTTACATACGCAAAAGGTGGAGAACTTGCACTTGGTGGAAAGAATAACGGCAATGGTGTCTTTAAGATGTATGACGAAAACAATAACGTTATCGGCACATGGGACAAGGACGGTATTAATGCCACAAAAGGTACATTTAGTGGAGAACTTAAGGCTGCGACTGGTACGTTTACAGGAGAACTAAACGGAGTCACTGGAACATTTAGTGGAGAGCTTAAAGCCGCATCTGGAACATTCAGTGGAATATGCTCGAATGTGGATAATGTATATACATCTAGTTTAAATCACGGTTGGGTCGAAATACTGAGGAATGGAGAAAGGACGGCATTTATGTCTGGTCGTGCAGTATACCAAAACAAATATGGGATGGCACTGCATGGGAAAAGCATTATCGTTCTTGGTTCTCCGGTTCTTGGAGTAACAGACTACAACGAAGATGGTGGAACAAATGAAGTTAGTATTGGTCAAACAGTTGAGATACCAATTGTTAAAAGCATATCAGCTACTTCAAACGGAATAATAAAATCAATGGTAAGTGGAAAGCTTATCTTTACAAAAGGGCTACTGACAAATTATTCAAAGTAATGTAGGGGGATATATGAACATAGATATGACATTTTCCGTACTGTCGGAAAATCTTAGCACAAAAATAAATACAATCATCACAGAAGCAATGCAGAATGGTGCCACACTGGACGTTGTGGAAATGTCCTTGATTAAGGTACATAACGATGTGCTGATGCAGAAAAACAGGCTGTATGCAGGGATGATAGAGCAACCTACTGAAAAAGAAATTGAGTTTAAAGACCAGAAAGCATTGAAAGAGTTTTTGGAGAAATCTGGTGTAGAAGTAAAAGAGGTGGATGCAAATGGCAAAGATAAATGATTTACCGATATTGCCTAATCCGACAGAAGATATGTATTGTCTGGTTGGGAAAGATGATCTAAAGAAAGTACCATGGTCTGCGATTATGGGGCAGATTGGTTCCCCTTATGTTGCAACATCAATATCACAAATGACAGATAAGACAAGGGTGTATGTCTATTATGGAGAAGAAAGTGGCTATATAAAAGGTAACTGGTACTATTGGAACGCCAATACATCAGCTTGGACTTCTGGGAAAAAGTATAACAGCGAGGGTATAGTTACAGATGAAACGCTTGCAGTACCTGGAAAGGCTGCGGATGCCAAAGCTACAGGAGATAAGATTAAAAAAACAAAAGAAGATTTAGAAAATGCATTAAAAGACATTGATGTTACAACAGACACAACCTTGACCAAAACTGGAAAAGCTGCGGATGCCAAAGCCACAGGAGATGCCATAAAAAAAGTAAAGGAAGATGTGGCGAACATTGATGTTGCTACAGATACAACACTTGCAGTATCTGGAAAGGCTGCGGATGCCAAAGCTACAGGCGATAAGATTAAAAAAATATCAGACGATTTAAAAAATACCATGCCATATTATCCAATCGCAACAGAAGAACAGGCAAGGGCAGGAGTAGACGATACCGTTATGATGACTCCATTAAAAGTTGCTATGGCTTGCGAAGAATTTGGTGGTTCTGGTGGTGGCGGTGGAAACGTCAATGTCGCCACATTAAAAAGTAGCTTTATTGGCGGAAATTATGCGTATGGTTCGCCAATAGATATCCGCTATCGTTTTGCATCCCCAGTATCTGGAGATGGAACATTGCATGTTATGGTGGATTCTGTCGAGACAGTTACAGAAACAGTACCACAGGGAACAAATAGGGTTACGCTAAATGATTTAAATAAAGGTAACCACACGATCACGATGTATGTCGTAGATGCATCAGAAACATTTACAGATACACTTAGCTTTAGTGTTAGAGTTGGAACACTTGATATTACATCTACATTTGACGATAGTACAGATTTCAACATCGTAAATGTTATAAAGGTACCAATCACGATCGACACGATTTCTATTGACCCGATATATCTGGTACAGACGATTGACGGAGTAGAAACAAGACTTTCTGCACAAAACGGATACAACGTTATAACTCTGCCAACAATGAGTGCAGGGGCACATAAAGTATTGTTCCATGCGGAATCTGGTTCCTACAAATCACAGACATTAACATATAACATCATTATTGAAGATGCCGATAATCTGACGTTAATAACTGATTTTGACACAAAAACAATACAGTATAAAGATATGTTAGAAATTCCATATCGAGTGTCCATGAAAGGACAGACAAAATTTACAGCTCAGTATTTTGTTGACGATACAGTTGTAAAAGAGGTTGAAATTCCATCTGGTACTAATGTTTGGGCCACAAGCACATTAGATATTGGTGCACATACTTTGAAAATCTTAGTCACAACAAAAGATGGAAGTAAATCTGCATACATTGAAGAAAACGTGATTGTGCAGGCAAGAGATTATACACCAATGGAACCTGTAAAGGATGCTTCTTTGCTTTGTTGGTTTGATGCAACAGGAAGAACAAATCAAGATATCGGTAAAGAAACATGGACCGATAAATCTGGAAAAGGCGTTGTCGCAACACTGCACAACTTCAACTACAACACAAACGGTTGGGAAAACAATGCTCTGAAATGTAATGGACAGGCTTATGTGGAGATTGATTTAGAAGCGTTAGCCGATAATGCACCATACGGAATGACTGTAGATATCCGATATAACACAAGAGATGTAGGTAACCAAGACGCGTGTGTATTAGATATGAGAGGTAACGATACTTATAGTAAAGGTTTTGCGATAGATACCGAGTATATGTATATGAACTCTGCATCATCTCAGTTAAAGAGTACAGTAGAGCAAGATAGTATTTCAAAAGCCACTTTTGTTATTGATCGTGACAATAAGATTGCAAAAATCTATAACAACGGTGTTCTGACAGAAACATTCTTGATGCAGGACAGCGAAAATTTCACAAACAACACAAAGATATTCTTAGGTACAAAACTCGAAACAGTCGATTCAAAATGGGTTCCTAATGTGTTCGGAAACTGTGAGATTTATAGTTTCAGAGTGTATGCAAGAGCATTAGATAGTGAAGAAATTGTTAAAAACTTTGTAGCTGATATCCCAGATATGGATGAACAGCAAGCGAAATATCTTCTTAACTACGAAAACGCTATGCCTACGATGTATTTCTACGGAGATACATCTGCAATGACAAAAGAAAATAAAGTACCGCTTAGGATTAAATATATATCTGGTAATGCGGATGAGTACGGAGCTTCTTTTGATTTAGAGAATTGTCAAGTTGGATGGCAGGGAACATCTTCCTTGCAGTACGCTGTAAAGAATTACAAAATCAAGTTAAAGAATCCAGATGGAAGTAAATATAAGTATAGTCCGTTCAAGAATGGGATCTTGGAAGATACATTCTGTCTGAAAGCGGATTATATGGAAAGCTCGCACGCAAACAATACAGGTATGGCTAAATTTATCAATGACGAGTTATACGATACAAAAGTACCACCTCAGCAAACAAATAGTAAGGTCCGTACAGCGATCAACGGATTTCCAATCCAGTTATATATTGCAAAGGATTCTGCATCAACACCCGTGTATATGGGCGTATTTAATTTCAATCTTGATAAAGGATGTAACAAGTCATTTGGATTGGATAACGAGGTTACTGGACAGGAAAACTGTATATCTTTTGAAGTATCATCAAACTCTGATACATCAGCAGGTGCGTTTAAGAACGACACAGATGAATCTTTACGTACAGACTTTGAATTAAGATATCCGGACGAAGATGATTGTACATCTGAACAGATTACCGAGAAGTACAACGTATTAAAAAGACTTGTCACTTGGGTAAAAAACGCAGATGAAACAACATTCAAAAATGAGTTGGAACAGTATTTCAACAAAGAATATCTTCTTAAGTATTTCTTGCAGGTTCATTTGTTCGGGATGGTCGACAACTTAGGTAAGAACATGATGTTAACTACATGGGATGGAAACATCTGGTATCCACAGTTCTATGACCTTGATACACAGTTAGGTCTTGACAATACCGGATATTTGAAGTTTTACAGTGACATTGATATCACAGAGGGCGTTTATAATACATCTGGTTCTAAATTATGGACGATGGTTCAAAATGTGTTTGCGGACGAATTATCTACGATGTACAAGAAGCTTAGAACATCTAAATACAGATTAGATAACATCTTGAAATACTGGTATGACGGACAGGTAGCTCAAATCGGGGAACTGCAATATAACAAGGATATGGAAGCAAAATATATCAAGTTTAAGAACGATTACCTGTTCATGCTGCATGGTAGACGAAGCGAGCATATGAAAAAATGGGTAAAAGAAAGACTGTTATATCTTGACACCATATACGGTTATGAAGAAGATACGAAAGAATCTATCACGATTCGTGCGAACACTACCGCAAACATCAATCTTGATATTCTTACATATTCTCCACAGTATCTGACAGTACGTTGGAGAAATGGAGTAGAACAGAGATTAAAAGTTGGTCGTGATGCTAACGGTATGATGAAGGCCACACGATTTAATGGAACTCTTGCGACAGCAACGGACCAAGAAATCATCGTTTACAACGCAAAGCAGATTAAAAAGATCGACGGACTAACAAACGCAAATCCATCAACATTAAACCTTGTAGAAGCAAGCCGATTGGTTGAGGTCGATTGTCAGAACGCAAAAGTATTGAACGATATTCGTCTGAACGAAAACAATAAGTTTATTTCAAAGATAAAACTGAATGGATGTACAAAATTAGGAGATACATCCACAGGAAAATCGTCTGTATTGGACCTATCTATGTTTGCAATGTTGAGTGAAGTTAATCTAAACGATACGTTACTTACGAACGTCTTATTCCCTACAACTGGATGTAACTTAAAAACATTACAGATAACATCAAGTAAATTACAATCATTGTCTTTGAAAAATATGCCGTTGTTAGGGTTGTTATCTGTTAATAAAGATGCGATATTGTCTGAGTTTACAGTTGAGAACTGTCCAGAAGCATACATGCGGTATGAAGTGCAAAACGGAAGAAAAACGGTTCTTATAAGGTCAGAAACAATATTGATCAGTGGTTCTCCTAAATTGTTTGTGGATGATGATGTTGTATCAATAAATATTACTAATACAGTTAACGGTATTAGGAATTATAATACACCATTGTTAAGAAATCTTAAGTTATGTGATATTGATAATATTCCTATATTGTTAATAAGTGGTACAGGGGCACAAGATAGTTATAAAGAAACGCACATTGAAACTTTCAAAATAGATTGTGGTATTGGATTCTTGAGATTGTATGGTATGGGATTCAAAACAATGCAAGAGCAGATGGATATTAATATGGAACGAGTTAAATGTCTCATGTTAAAACGATTTACAAATATCAGAAGCGTTCATTTAACATCAAAAATGAATGGTGTTTATATTGGTAATGAAGTTATTTGTGGCGAAACTTACAAAAATGGATATTTTTACAATAATACGTTTGGTGTTGGAACTAGTAGAGAGAACGGAAATTATACTAATATGACGAAACTTGAGTCTATTTATATGGATGATGTGGAAGTGACCGATACTATAGATTTTTCAAATAATCCAAAAATGGGTATGTTAGCATTAGACGAAACTGTGATACCAGAATCAATCGGAAAAGTAATTGCAAACTGTGATTTTACAGCATATAAAACTCCAGAATGGATGTATAACGGATATAATGCTCGTTTCTACTTACCACCGACATTTGAGGTTGAGGGATATATCAAGACCACGAGTGCTGATAAATTATGGCCAAAAACATCAACAAATACGGCATATCCACCTCTCCGTAATTTTGAGAAATTGACGTTAGAGTTAGATGAGGATTTTAACGATTTAAGTCAGTTTTTCAAAAATTTCAAAGCCTTAGAGAAATTACCAGATTGTATCACGCCAGAGGTGATTGGCAAATGTAAATATATCCATATGATGCTTGATGGATGCACTGCATTAACTAATATTAATCGTTTAGAGGGAGCTGATATTGAGATTAGGTCCGATTCAGAATACGATACAGTAAGAAGAGCTTTCGCCGGCGTTAAAGGACCTTTTACGTTAGGTAATGTCAGTATTACGAATACGGTTAGTAGCATCGGTTATGATATGGGAGAATTATTTGTTGATAGCGGTCTAACATCTGTTGGGGATGTAACATTGAATAATGTCGCCAATAATAGAAGATGCCATGGAATATTCAGAAATTGTCAAAAATTGACGTCAGTTGGGAATATCTCTATCAATTTAAAAGGCTTAATTAGTGTTCAAGATATATTCTCCAATACGCCATTATTAAAGCATATTGAAAGCTTTAATATTAATCTTGTAGATACTTCTATATCGTTTTACAATGCGTTTGCGAATTGTGGTATAACTGATTATTCATCTGTTAATATTCCAATAAATGCTAGTTTACCGCAATGTTTTGCTGGAGGACAATTAAAATTAATTGAAAATATTCCAAATTATAAAGAAGTAATAAGAACCGCTACAAATTTAAGCAACACATTTAACAGCACACAAATAGAAAATGTACCAGACCTTGTGATAGATAATGCTACAGTCATTGACCATATGTTCTTTGGCTGTAAAAAATTAAGAGAAGTTGCTAGTATTACAGGAAATGCCAACATAACAAACATTACAGAGATATTTAGGGAATGTGATAAATTGGAACGCATATCAAAAGTATCGTTCCCTAATATGCAAAAATCAACAGATCTATACAGTCATTGTAATATACTTTATATGTCTGGAAAATCAAATTCGACTGGTCAGATTGTCATTGATTATTTGAATTTGGGGAAAACGTTAGCTATCAGTAAAAACGAAATTACTAATAATGCATACGATGGTATGTTCGGTTTCTTCCAATGTCCAACACCTGTTAAAATCAATTTCCAATGCAATATTGGAACGATTATTGAAAAAACAGGTTGGTTAGGCAACATCAATGGTCTACCAGACGTAGAAACACTAAACAGCTTTGCAGACCACGCACTCGCATTAGATAGTCCTTATACGTTAAAGGTTTCTAAAAATATCTATAGCTTATTTACATCGGAAATATTAGCTAAGTTATCAGCTAAAAACTGGACGATTGCATCAGCATAGGAGGTGGTAGAAGTGAGAATAGAAATAAAAAACAATATCACATATCTCTATCCAGACAGCGGAAAACGATTGAAAATGTTAAATGGTACGGATACATATAGCGTTTTGATTCTTGCAAAAGACGACACGCAAGACAATTACGAAGAGGTGGATTCTTTGTGGGAACCAGATTTGCCGGAAACTGAAACAGTACCAGAAGTACCAGAAATAACACCGGATGAAAACGGTAAGATAACTTATGAAGATGCACAAAAACTGGTAGATACAATAAAAGAAATGCAATCACGAATGGTGGACATGCAGGAATCAAATACCATGCTGACAGAATGTATATTAGAAATGTCGGAAGTGGTGTATGATGCATAGATTAATACTTAAATTATTATACGGAAAGGAGGGCGAAACGATGATGGCTATGTTATGGGCACAGCAGATTATGATTGGTAAAAAGACATATGCACAGGTACCAAAACTGTTAAAAGAGAAAGTAAAAGAAATCTTAGTTGACAGTGGGTGCGAAGAACTCGTAACTGAATAAAAAAACCCCCTACAGTTTGTAGGGGGAAAGTATAAAATTTGAAGATTAAGTATGAAAAAATCTTCAAATACATATTAACATAAATTTCCACAAAAAGAAAGGAGAAACTATGAATATCAAATTACGTTTCAAAAATAAAGCAACATTAGTAGCATTGGCTTCTGCCTTAATCGCATTTATCTATCAGATTCTAGGCATCTTAGGTATCACAGCACCAATCGCACAGGATGCAGTATCACAGCTTGTAGGTATCATCCTTAATATCTTAGTGACTGTCGGGGTATTGGTGGACCCAACGACAAAGGGAATCGGGGATAGCGAGCTTGCAAAGAACAAGACGGATATTGCTGAGGTAATCGAATATAAGGAGGACTAATATGGCAAATACGGTAGACAAGCTTCTTACAGTAGCTAAAAGAGAAGTCGGATACTTAGAGAAGAAAAGCAACAAGAATCTAAACAGCAAGACAAAAAACGCAGGTAGCAACAACTACACTAAGTATGGAGCATACTTTGGCATTAACGGTACCGATGCCTACTGGTGTGACATGTTCGTGGATTGGTGTATGGTGCAGGCATACGGCAGGGATGTAGCAAAAAAACTCTTACATGGCTTTAGTGCATACACTCCAACATCAGCACAAAAATTTAAAGACAATGACCAGTGGCATAAAACACCACGGATTGGAGACCAGATTTTCTTCAAGAACTCTCAGAGAATCTGCCACACTGGGATTGTGTATGCAGTAACTGATGAGATGGTGTTCACGATTGAGGGTAACACAAGTAACGGAGAAGCAGTTATTCCAAACGGTGGTGCTGTATGCAAGAAATCCTACGCAAAGAGTAACAGCCGTATCGCAGGATATGGACGACCTAAATATGATAACGTAAAAGTATCATACAGCGTTGTAAAAAAGAACTCTTCCAAGAATGCGATCAAGTGGTTACAGAAGAAGCTGAACGCAAATTGTACATACGCAAACGAACATCCATTAGCTATTGATGGAATCTGGGGAGCAAAGACAACGCAAGCCTTGAAGAAATACTGGAAACAGTTAGGATGGAACACGTCTGGAACATATGCAGGAAAGAAAACTTGCACAGCTTTGAAAAAAAATCGAAAAAAGTAGTTGCAATGTCGAAAATGATGTGATATTATAAACAACGTTGAAGCGAGAATGTTCCATTTTCGTTCCAATCAAAATCGAGAACAATAGAGTTTATGCGGTTTAACATAGATTTGATTCCTTGACTTTTAATCAAGTTGTCCGGGGTTCGAATCCCCGCACGCTCACTTTAAAAAGCACGGTTGCCAAATGGCTAAATACCGTGCTTTTCTTGTATTTATACAGTTTTTAAGGGTATGACCTGTCTAAAAATCATACCCTTAAAGTAACCGAAAGTATTTAAAAGTTTAAGGAAGTATTTGTTCCATACGTGTTCCATGTTCCATTTTTGTTCCAGAAACATTCTTAAAAAGCCATGATAATAAATCTTGTAGCTGTTCCATTTTTTGTTCCACTGGTTGTTCCATTTTTTGTTCCAAATCTACGAAACTTAATGCATTATTTACAGCTGACACTTTATCTTCTTTTTCCATCATGATATGGTTGTATACTTTCATTACAACTTCTTCTGAATCTCCAACTAACTTAGCCACCATCTTAATACTGATAATTGGAATCTGGTAGCATAAGCAAGAACAATAATTATGTCTGAAAACATGGCTTGTCAATCCCTCGATAACACTTGGGCTGACTGCCTGCATAGCTTTTAATATTCTGTCGAACATTCTCCTAAAACCAGATTTTGTCATAGGCTTGTAGTTTTGATTTACAAAAAGATATTTTCTTTTCTCTTTTCTCAACATAGCTATATAGTCGGCTATATAATCAAATACACTGTTAGGAATCGGGAGTGTTCTTTCTCCGTTAGTTATATTTTTTACCGTTTTTACAAAAGGGATATTATCTGATATGTCGTGAGATTTAGTTATAGATACCGTGTGAGCTTCTAGGTCAAAGTCATTTTCTGTTAGTGCCAGAGCTTCACCACGTCTTAATCCACAGCCGTAAAGGATGTAGGCATACAATTTGTCCATTGGTTTAAAATCTGCCGTAAAAACGGCTCTCTGTTCGTCTGGTGTCAAAGCACGTTGCTCTTCTGCTTTGTATTTGATTCCCTCAAAATCGTCAAAAACGTCTGCGAATGTTTGAGCGGAGAAAATACGATCACGTACAGCACTACGCAATATTTGCTTGAATGTCATAGCAATCTGCTGTTGAGTTCGTGGATGCCCTGTAGCATGGTTTAATAGCAATTGGAAATGTTTTCGCTCAATGTCTTGCAATTTGGTATAAGCTATCGGAATAAAATGTACGTTGATAATGTTTTCATACATTTTGTTTGTATTATTAGCACGACTAAATTCTTTGTATAAATGTCTCCATTGTACAGCATATTCAATAAATAATATGTCAGTTTCAATGATTCCACGACGTTCATCCCTTAATCGTTCAAATTCTTTTACTTTCTTTTCAAGGTCCTTAGAGCTTTTTGGAGATCGCAGGTGTTTATATTTTTTTTTACCGTTATCCTTGTATGTGCCATCCCACACATTGGTAGAATAGTAACCATCTTTTCCTTTTCTAAATTTAGCTGTTGCCATTGTATCACTCCTTAATTCTAAAAAATAGGTATAAAAATAACAGCTACACAATTCCTAAAATTGGAGTTTGCATAAAAACGCAAAATGGTTAAAATTTTACGACTTGCATAGCTGACTTGATAATGATACAATAAGTATGGTTGTACAAAAGTATCAAAATCAAGACTTTTGGGAGATCGCACGCTTGGGCTGAGCTGTGCGGTCTTTTTTTTGTTTATTTTATTGTAACTTTGTATTTAGCTAATCTATAAAAGCTAATATTTCCGTTTTTGTATTGCACAGCTTCAACATAATGAGTTCCAGATTTTATCTGATTACCGGTAACCATAAGAGAAGCTTGAGCACCATAATTTACGTATGTTTCGTCTACCTTTTTACCGTCAATGTAAATTTTTACAGGAGTTTCTTCTGTCAAGTCAGTTATATAGTAATCAACATATCCAAAAGGAGTACCTTTATTAATTAACAAGACTGGGATTTTGCCGTTCTCAGATGTTCCAGATGCTAAGTAAATATAAAAATTACCAGTTCCGAAATCTCCTTGATTTTTTAAATAGGGACTTCTGTTGGTTGAATTAACGTTGTTTTTTTGACTAACTTTAACTTTACATTTATATTTTTTCTTTCCAATCTTAGCTGTGATAGTCGCGCTTCCTGTTTTCTTAGCAACAACTTTTCCTTTCTTAGATACTGTTGCTACAGATTTTTTGCTACTAGACCATTTAGGCTTTTTCTTTGTTCCTTTTACCTTTAATGTTTTAGACTGTCCAACAGTAAGTGTGATTTTTGAGTTGGAAATTTTGATCTTTGACTTTGCATTAACCGATTTTAAATTTCCAAAAACACCAAGTGTGACAGCAAGTAAAAATATAGTTAATAATTTGCAGGATTTTTTCATAATACCCCTCCTTTTGCGGTGTATAACAAACAATTGCGGTTGCCACAATTGCAAACAAATGATAAATAAAAAAATTAAAGTCTCTTGAAGCTGACTAATCTTTCACCATATCCGGTTAATGATGATAGCTGTTCGAGAGTGTATCCCGGATGTTCGATAATCGTTTCATCTGGGATCAAAAGCTCTGCTGCGAATGTATGAGCTTCAATTTCAACCTTGTTGCTGTAGAATTGTTCGCCATAGGAGAAGAAATAATAATCTCCGTCATGCAGTACGCAATGAGCTAATTCATGAGCAACTACAGCTTCTCGCATTTTTTCATCATCAATCCTATCATTTAAGTATATAAATTTCTTGTCGCATATCTTCATGTGACATCCAGATAGTTCTCCTAAATCTCCGATTTGGATAATAACACCTAAGCTGTCTGCAAGCTGATATGGATTTCTTGTTTCGTATTTTTTAACCAAATCATGTACTAAATTTTTGATTTGATTCGGTCTCATACATAACCCTCCTGTTTATTTTCTCATCATAGCCATGGAAATCTCAACCTGTTTAAGCAAAAGCTCTTTTGTGTTATCGTCAATCGGTTGCCCGTCATAACGTAACGGTTGCATCTTTCCACTTTCTAGCAATTCTTTTAGTTCCTCAAATTTTTCTTTGAGATCGTCCGTGTTATCTTTCTCTTTTTGTCCATCCTCCTTTCCTGTCATCAAGTACTCAACAGACACACCGAAGAAGTCAGCGAGCTTTTGTAATCTCTCGACTTTTGGAGTACTGTTTTTCCATTTTGAAATTGAACCATTAGAAAAACCTAGTTGTTTTTCAAGCTTTCCTTGTGATAATCCTTGTGACTTCCTAAGGCTTTCAATTCGCTCATAAATAGTCATAGAATCTCCTTTCTAAGAAATTACAGAAACTTTTCTGTAAAAAACGCTTGACAAACTAGAAAGTTTTCTATATAGTAAAAGCATAGCACAGAAAACTTTCAGTAAAACAGAAAGCGGTCACAGAAAAAAATCTATATTTTATGTGGTAATTTAATATTAGAATATTTTCTGCAAAAAGTCAATGGAAATACTGAATATTTTCTAATAAATAAAGAAAGGAGAGTAAGAAATTGTATATTTATGACAAAATTAAAAAGATTTGCAAAGAAAAAGGTCTGTCAGTTACCTATGTAGAGAAAAAATCAGAACTTGGAAATGGGCTGATTTCTAAATGGAATGACAGTGTACCAAGCGTTGCAAATTTGAAAAAAGTAGCGAGCATCTTAGAGGTCACTGTTGATGAACTAATAGGAGATGAGGAGTAACGGTTGATTATTTCTTATCTTAAAGGAAGAAATAATGAAATATGCAAAAAAGGTTATGAGAAAATCCGAACTCTGTGAGATGGGATTTCCTGAGGAATTTTTAGATTCAGCATACAGAGAATCAAATCAGAGTTTTGCACAAAAGATAAATCCATATAAAAAGAACTCTCCAATCATATTTGATACAGAAGAATTTGATAAATGGAGATTAAGGAAACTAAGAGATGAAAATAAAGCAATCCGAAGAGATTACTTTTAGAAATCTTAAGTTGGAGGTGATCAATTGGAAAAGTTAATTCCTGTTAATTATGAAACAGAACAGCCTACAATATCAGCAAGAGATTTACATAAAGCACTTGAAATTAGCAAAAGATTTTCTGCTTGGTTTGAAACGAACTCGCATGGATTTGTAGAAAACGAAGATTACACCAGCGTACTTTTAGGTACGGAGGTTCCAAATAACGGTGGAACACAGGTTAGAGACTTGAAAGACTACAAATTATCAGTAGATATGGCAAAACACATTTGCTTAATGTCAAGAAGCGAAAAAGGAAAGAAGATTAGACAATATTTTATTGATCTGGAAAGGCATGGAATACGCCGGAACAGGTTTTTGCCAGAGCATTAAAGATGGCAGACAGAACAATAGAAAAACTCAAAGCTGATAATACCGTTTTATTAGAAGACAACGAACGTATGAAGCCAAAAGAGATTTTCGCTGATGCAGTAACATCAAGCAGAACATCTATATTAATTGGTGATCTTGCTAAATTGTTGAAACAAAATGGCATTGATACTGGGCAGAATCGACTCTTTGAGTGGATGAGAAACAATGGATACTTGATAAAAGCACAAGGAAGCAACAGAAATATGCCGACACAGAGAAGCATGGAGATGGGATTGTTCCAAGTGAAAGAGAGTACCAGAATTGACGGTAACGGATGCAATGTGGTAGTGAAAACTCCGAAAGTTACTGGCAAAGGTCAAATGTATTTCTTAAATAAGTTTTTAGAAAAGAAACCGGAGGAATAGCATGGAAGTTTTTGAAAGTCCGCTTGGAACAGAACTTAGGGCAGAGAAGCAGGATGGAGAATGGTTCTTTTGCTTGCAAGATATTGGAAATGGCATTGGAGTTATAAATTCTGGACAAATCAATAGTAGATTAAATCAGTCAGGTGTCAGAAAAATCAGTGCAAAAGACAGAAAAGGAAACATGCAGAAGTTATTGTTCGTAAATGAGTTCAATATGATGAAAGCAATCTTGAAAACCAAAGATAAAGATCATGAGGATTTTTATTTTTGGATCGTGAGAGAAGTTCTTCCAGTATTGAAAAATGAAGATCGAGTTAAATTGCCAGACAATATTGAACAAAAGATAAAGCTTTTAGCACAGGGAGATGTGTTGTTAAGTGAGAGAGTCGGAAAGATTGAGACAAAGGTTGAAATCTTAGAAGACGAACTGCCACTCTTTGCATATGACATAGAAGAAATTCAGGAACATGCAGCAAGACACATCAAACAGCTTCTTGGAGAAAAATATAAAGATAACAGCCTGAGGGCCAAAACATACATAAATCTTTATAAGAAGATCGAGGAAGAATTTAATGTTTACTGCTATAAAGGGTTAGCAAGAAAAAAATTGGCAGATGTTCACGAGTTTATAGATTGTTATAAAGGTGTGGAATATGAAGAAAGAAAATGAAGCAGAAATCACATGGGATGAAATTGTGAAAAGGCACGCGGAATATATGAATAGCAAGAATAAGTTGGAAAAGATAATGTTCGTAACAATACTTATAAGATTCATAATATTTTGCCGGAAAAAGATAAAAGAGGTGAAACGATGAAATTCAAAATGGCGTGCATAGTAATTGGAACATTATATATGTTTGGTACGGTTGGCAGTTTTGTTGATGGGGAATCGTTAAGCCTTCCTGTTGCATGTTTGCTTGGAGTGGCGGGTGCAATGTTACTGTTTGCCGGAATAAGAAAGGATAAATGAAGGATGAAAAATGATAAAAATTTTGTGAACCTGAAAGGCACATTAGAAAAAGTGGATTATAGCCACCAATCAGGCGGAAAGATGTACTACAAAACGTACATTGATACGAGAAGAAAAAGCGGAACTGTTGACAGAGTTCCAGTTATTGTTTCAGAAGACCGTATGAACAATGCGGTAAGACAGGGAGCATACGTTGAAATTACCGGTGTATTTGCTTCAAGAAACAGACCAGATGAAAATTCAGGAAAAAAACATTTGGATTTATTCGTAAATGCCAATGTTGTTGAAGAGGTAGAAGAGACAGAAGATTTAAACAAACTAGTTGTTGAAGGAACAGTTTGTAAGCCAACAGTAGGAAGGGTAACACCAGCAGGAAGAAAAGTTGCAGATATGTTTATCGCAGTAAACAGAAATAAGAGTTCTTATTATTTCCCTTGCATCTTATGGGGAGATACTGCTGAGATTGCAAAAAAACTTGAAGTTGGAGAAAAAGTAAAACTTATCGGCAGGATTCAGAGTAGAAAATATACAAAAAAGATTTCTAAGAATGAATCAATTGAAAAAGAAGCTTACGAAATTTCTAGCAGTTGCTTAGAGGTAGTCAAATGTTGAAACGAAGAGATGTTGAACAAAAAATGATAGACCTTAATTTTAATACGAGACTACTTGGATTTAAGTATTCAGTAGAAACAGTATTGATTTTTGACAAAAAAGGTACAGCTATTCCAATGATGAAAGTTTATAAAGAGATCGCTGAAAAATACAACACAGATGCAAGAAGTGTTGAACGTGCAATGAGATTTTCTTATGACGATGTTATCAAACGATCAACGAACTGTGAGGAAGTGGAAAGATACATAGGTTATGACTCTATAGGAAGCGCAGCAACGCTTTCAAGAATGTATTACCGTTTGAAAGATGATCTTGAAAATAGGCAGAAGGACAAGCAGAAAGAATTGGAAAGTCTGGTAAGAAAGGTTGTAAGAGAAGAGTTAAGAATACAATTAGGAGGTCAAAATGAAGCAGGTAGAATTGAAGACAATGTCGTTGGAAAACTTCAAGTGTTTTCAGGGCAAAGAAATTAAGTTTGACGGAGATACAAAAGTCTCTGGAAGAAATCAGGAAGGTAAGACCACAATCATGGATGCCTACTTTGACGTACTGACAGGAAAACTTTCAGATGGAACGATGCCGGACGGAGTTAGAAGAAAAGAGGACGGCAAAGAAGTAGATAAGGTAGACGTTATCCGACAGATAAGAGTTTCTATCAACGGTAAAGAATACGATCTGAAAAAGATCACAAAGCAGAAGTGGAAAAGACCACGAGGAACGAAAGAAGAAGTCTTCACAGGCAATGAAACAACTTATGAGATTGACGAAGTACCTAAGAAGAAGAAAGAGTTTGATGAGTTTATCTCAGATAACTTTGATCCTGAGACGTTACTTGTTTGTAGTAATCCAATTGTATTTTTAAATGCCTTGAGGAAGAATACGACAAATGCGAGAAAGATTCTTGAAAAAATGTCAGGTTTCGATCTAAGACAGTTCATTGAAGAAAATCCGCAGTATGAAAATGTATACAAAATGATTGAGAATCATACAGCGGATGAAATCTTGAAGAAGCTTAGAAAAGAGCTAAACATGAACGAAAAGAAGATTGATGAACAGAACACAAAGATTTCGTATGAAAGAAATCGCGAGGTTGATTTTGGAAACAAAACAGAGATCGAAAAGAAATTAAACGAAGCAAGAAGCAAACTTAATAAAGTAGAAGAACAGGAAGAAACACTTGCAAATTCGTTTGCAGCATATGAAACAACATCGGATGAATTGATTAAACTAAAACGTCAGAAAGATGAAATCTACAATGAAGCAAACAAAGAACTGACGGAAAAACGTTTTAAATTACGGTTTGATGAAGATAAATTGGAATGTAATCTTCAACATAAACGTGGTCTTTTAGAACAGGATGAATTTAAACTTTCTAACGATAAAAAGAAGATAAAACAGTGGGAAGAATATCTGAACAATGCTAGAGAGAACTATAAAAAAACATTCAAAGAAGAATATCAAGATAATCAATCATCAGAAATTGAAAAAGAGGTATTCGATGATGATACAGCAATCTGCCCAACGTGCGGTCAGCGACTTCCAGAAGATAAGATTGATCAGTTAAAAGCAGAATTTGAGGAAAATAAAAAAATACGGCTCTTGAAAGAGAAAGAAAAAGAAGAGCTGTGGAAATCTGGAAAAGCTAAAAAGCTTAAAAGAATTACGGAAGATGGTAATATGTGCAAACAAAAAGTTGATTATTTTAAAGAAGATAAGAAGCTGATTGAAGAAGAAATTTCAAAAAATAAGCAAGCAATTTGTGATTACGAAAAAGAAATTGAGTCAATCAATGCAAAATTGGCTGATCTGCCAGAAGAAATTGACATGTCTTCAAATACGGAATACGTCAAAGTTTTAAAAAGCATTGAAAATCTTGAAAGTAAGATTGGATTGCTGAACAGCGGTAAAGAAAAAAGAAAACAGCTTTCAGAAGAAAAACAAAAATATTTTTCTGAGATTGCGAAACTTGAAGCTGAGTTACATAGTTTGGAAAATGCGAAAAAAGATAAAGAAGGAAGAATCGACAGTCTGGAAGAAGATTTAAAGGCATTTTCACAGATTGGAGCTGATCTTGAAAGACAGATTGATGAATTATTAGAGTTTTCACTCAGGAAGAATGAGTGTATCGCAGAAAAAATCAATCCATACTTCAAGCATCTGAATTTCCAGTTCTTAGATTATACCATTGAAGGAAATCCAGTGGAAACGTGTAAGATCATGTGTCATGGGATTAATTATATGGACGGGCTGAATCATGGAGACAAGATTCTATGTGAAGCCGATATGGTAAGCGGATTCCAGAAGATGAACGATGTGAGACTGCCAATCTTTATTGACGATGCAGAAAGCCTTGATTCTGACAGGATTCCAGAGTTTGAACAGCAATTAATATTACTGATCAGAAGTGACAACGATTTAGAAGTGTCAAAACTATGATGTGATAATTGACTTCCTAAGCAAAGCAAAGGAAAAGTTAAGATATGAAGAGAAAAGGAACAGCATGGAATTGTCAGGCACCGAATTGGAATCGTAAAGAGACGACACGATTTGTTGTGTAACGTGAAGGAAAAGCAATGATGAGTTTAGAGAGGCTTTGGAATAGCATGGTTCAGAACTGAGTAGATACGACATGGAATAGCATGGTTCAGAACTGAATAGATACGACATGGAATAGTAAGGAATGGAAGTGTTTTGTTACGGAGCTGAATAGTGAAGGAATTGCATAGAGACGCATGGATTTGAGAAGAAAAGGCAAAGTAAAGAAATGACTGGATAATTATTTAGCTGAAATGTAGTGGCGTGGAGAGGAATAGAGTTGACATGATAAGGAATAGTAAAGAATGGAGATATTGCGAAAAGGAAGGGAATAGAATTGATGCAATGTGCTTCGTTTGGCAAAGGAAAAGCTCAGCGATCAGCAGAGTTGTGATGGAATAGCTACGTTCAGAGTGTTTAGAACATAAGAGCATAGCACCGAAAATGAAAACGTATTAAAAAGGAGAAAAAACAATGAAAGAAATGAAAGTAAGGTTAACATTTATTGAGGAAATTTTAGGAACAGCAAGTAATGATAAGGAATTACATGCAGAGTACATTGCAAGCAAGGCACCTGATGCGATCAGTAAAAAAGAAGAGATTGAAGCAATTGGTGTTGAAGGTGTTATAGAAAAAGGAAAGACTGTATTTCCTAAAGATGAAAATGGTAATCCATTTATCTATGATTACCAGATCAAAGGATTTTTCAAGAACGCAGCAAAAGCATTCAACTATGTCAAGAAACTTGCAGCATACAAAACAAAGATTGACAATCTGATCTTCGTCAATGAACGAAAGATTCTGTTACAGATTCCAGAAGGAAAAGAAATGGGAAACTGCCAGAGACCATTAAGAGCGCAGAC